GCGATCAGATAATGATCCAGAAGCAGGAAAAGCTCTCTACGAGCTTCCTGATCCAATAATTTTTGTTTACTTCTTTTGTTCAATTCCCAACACTTCCTCAGCGTAAACGTGCATGATCTCCTGATCACTCAATCCAATTCTACGCAACGAATTTATAAAACGTGTTTGATCACCCCCATCAAGGGCGGATTCAACCACACTCAAAACTGCCTCACCAGTTTCCCCATAAGCATACCAAGGTGTCATCATTGTGTCAACACCTTGTGTGCCTCTATGGCACGATCTGGGAACATCATGGGGTTAGTGGCGATGGCTTCCATCACCCAATCCCATGTCTTGCCAAGGAACTCGGCCTCGGCATTGATAATACGTCCTGCTTTACTAAGAGTCATGCTGCCTCTCCAACTTTTGAACTCAATAACTGAGTGAAACCACAATTGTCAACCATGTGGACATCACCATACTCACCAACAAGGATGTCACCAACTGACATCGAATGTTGCGGGGCGTGTCGAGTGATACGCTCCTCATAATGTTCCATACCATGCGGATTATTGTGAACCAGAAAAGCGTCCTCAAGATCACGCACATTGATGTCAGCGACATGTTTGAAATACTGATCAAACTCTGACACCCAACCCTCAGAACCACTAGTGGTCAGCGCCATGTGCGCCTCAATACGGGGGAACTGTGCCATCGCTTCTGTCCAACCCATTTGATTGACGGCATCGAACTCGGAGCGGGGAACATCTAACTGGAACAATCGAAACATAACCAAAAAACCTCTCTCAACTCAATTTACACATATATTATGACAGCTATTGGGGCAGATGTCAAGGGGCGAGGCCACTTGTAAGTGGTTGATTTATAAGAAAAATAAAAAAAATTTGAAAAAATTCTAAGTGATTGATTTTAAAAGAAAAAAATATCCTTACAAATCAACCAGTTGGGTATACTACGCTCGGATGCACCAGTTCACCTTTCTGATATAGGTCATATAGGTCAGCAATAGGCATATTGAACCACACTTGTAGATTTAAACGATCATATTCGGTATCGTTCTTCACACCATGTTTAATCTGGGTATTGAACGCATAGCAGGATCGCCACCCGATATCATATGTGCCCTCATCCATGTAGATTGTGCATGGGGCATACTTATCACCGCCTGGCCAAAGTGGAAATACAACTGAAGAAGGTCTTCTGTGTTCTGGATCGTCAACGTGGGGAACAACTTCTTGTCCTGCCTCAATTCTCATCACGGTGACGGCAGATGGTGAGGCCATGAACATGCTACGAATCTCTCCATTAAGAGAACATTTCGGCAACAGGGCAATATCAAGATTTGTATCATCTCCATAAGTTTGGTGATCCCAAAACTCATGCTCCATTTGAAGCAATTGCTCAACCTGTGTCGGATGCAAACGGGTGTTCAAGTCAAAGTAGATCATTTCTTCGTGAATGCCTGAGCGCCAAAGAAGGCGGCAACAATACCAGCAACTGCTACAAAATATGTTGGCGCCATGTCACCTAAAGTTTTTTGAGCCTGATCTAAGTCAGCGAGTGAGGCAACAACCACAGCAAAAGGATATAACAGCATGCCTCCAAGTGCAAACCAAGCCATCTTGCGTTGAGAATCACGCATTGCGTCTTGATCTTCAAGTTCTTTACGCTTGAATTCCATATACATGCGCTTTTCTTCATCATCGACATACCCATCTCCGTTTACGTCAGCTGGTAATCTTTCACTCGTCTTCTTTACTTCCTCGTCCGCCACTTACTCTCTCCTTCAATGATTGCATGAGTGACCCACTTTCTTGGGTCTGTTCTTCTTCTACCTCTGGTTCATCATCAGGATCGGTCACGGTGCGGTAGTAAACTACAACTTCTTTTGTTTCCTTGACATAACGTTTGATCTCTTGGAGATTGTATGCCATCAATTCATAGTCTGGGACTGACATGGCCATGAATACCATTGCACCAGACTCGTTTTCAATTCGCTCTAAAAACTCATCTATATTTTTTTGTGATACAACATACCACTGGGGTTCCTTCATGTCGATTGGTCTCGGCATGTTAGGATGTTGGATAGGGATTTTCAGTTCGACTGTTCTGATCTCCACTTCTCGTGGAGGCGGGGTCAGAAAAGAGCAACCACTAAGGGTTACTATCAAACTCAAAAGTGCTATCGGCTTCCAGACTGTCAAATACTTGCTTTGTCGCATTGTTTACTCTCGGTTCAATCAGACCAGGCTTTGCAGCCGCAAGTTTACTGAGATCATGTCTACGGAAAATATCTAAGTATCTAGTCATCTCCGCTTCTGCCTCTTGAAACTTACTATTCAACTCACCAAACGCCTTCATCTGGGTTTCGTATTGGGTAGACATCTTATCTATGGTGTCATTCTGTGTTTTGACTTGTAGTTCCAACGCCATATTATATTCACGAAGCTCAATAAGCTCTGCTTGGGTTTGGTTGTAGTAGAAATATCCTGCTACACCACCCGTCAAAACAACACCTAATAATAGTTTACTTAACATAGTTCTATTTATAACTTTATTGAACCCAAATTAGATCGGGAACCAAAGTCACTCCTGTCAAATACGGGTGTATCATCTTGTTGACCAGAATCATGTATGTCCTGTTGTGCTTCTTCATCAAGATCAAACAGTCTCATCTTGGCACGGTCAACGCCGATCATAAACCTCTTGTTTCTAGTTGGATCACTGTAACGGTTTTTCAATTGTTTCACCATGATGTGACCCTGTTGTTCCAACTCCTCAGTGCTGATCAAAGCAAACATCAGATCGGCAGTTGCGGGCAACCCGAAACTTTCTGAGGTGTCTGTCAAATCAACATCACTGTTGTTGTATCCACCACGAGTTGTTTGAGTGGCAGTTACAATCGGGACATCAAACTCAACTGCAAGTCCACGCAATTCTTCAGCGATACTCTTTACGATGGTGTAGGAATTTGCACCAACGTTTCCACGGAGTCTTTGACTGACACATATATTTAGGTAATCTACATAGATGATATCTGGGACAAAGTTTTGTTTCACTTTCAGTTCTTCTAGTAGAGTTCTGAAGTGACCAACATGAGCAGATGCGGTTGGATATTCTTTGATGATCAATCTACCATCAATCTTATTCTTGATTTTGTCTACCCGATCATCAAACATCTTCTTGGATAGATCACGCAGATCAGTGATTGGCACATTCATCATGTTGGCGTCAATCCGTTCTGCGATTCTCTCCTCTGCCATTTCCAGTGTGATATAGAGAACATTCTTACCTTGTGCGATACAGGATGCGGCACAGTGGCACATGAACAATGACTTACCGACACCAGTTCCAGCGAGTGCAACATTCAAAGTCTTGTTACTCAGGCCACCCTCAGTGATTCTGTTGAAGTAGTCCAAATCGAATGGGAGTTTTTCTTCTTCTCTGTGATAGAAGTCGAATCGCAACTGAGCATCATCAATGTAGTCGTGACCAACGTGATTGTCAAACCCGACACTCAGGGCATCAGACAAAATACTTGGCAGGGAATCGACACTGTATCTTTTGTCTTGTCCGTCAATGATCTGAATGGATTGCATGATCGCATTGTATACTGCCTTGTCCTTACAGAACTTCTCAGTCTGATCAATCATCCAATCGTTATCACTCTCAGCACTATTGAGAGAGTTGATTAGTTCTTCTGACTTGGCATACAGGTCTTCTGTTATCTGTCTGTTTTCTTGCAGTGCAATCAACAGAGCATTTTTTGATGGAACTTGATTATACCTTTGGAAGTGATCTGATATCGAAGCAAAGACCACCCGAAACTCTGCATCAAGGAAATAGTCTTCCTTGAGAAACGCAATAGTTTTTCTGGTGTAGTCTTCACATAATATCAGATTCGATAATATTTGTTTCTCTAATCTCATCAATAAATTCTCTTTTCACAATTTCAACGCAAGGTTCACACATGTAGATTTGACCATCTGCACTATTAAAACATATTGCTTGGTCGTTGTCAAGGTCAATTTGACCCCCACATCTGTCACACTTCGCTGTAGGCATTTTCAATATCTTCCTCAGAGACCTCACCTTGCATGATAGAGTCGGAGGAGATCAAATATCTTTTAGTAATCCATTCAACAAAAGATTCGTCCTGTAGAATCGGCAACCAGAACTCCTTAGTATATGTGTCCTTAGTTCTGAATTTCTTCTCATCGTCTGTGACAGTGTTCTGATACCATCCGTTTGATGGTTTGATAACATGCCCTGACTCAAGAGCCATATCCAACAGACCACTCCACTTGCTAATCCCGCCTTCCCACGAGACCTCAATTGGGATTTTGGATTTTTCACGGACATAGCGAGACTTCTCAACGTTAATGATGAAGTTGTATCCAACAACATCTTTTCCTTGTTTTTCTTGTTGTCTGCCAATGATGAAAATGTTATCGGCAGAATAGTAAATACCAGTTCCACCAGAAACGATGTCCTTCGGGAACAAACCAATTTCTTTGTAGGTGTGGTTTACAACCACGGCAGGAATATCTTTCAATGTCAAATGTGGTGTGATCATTCGGAACAGAGACTTCATCTGTTTTGCACGAGTCATATCGGCAACAGACTTACCATCAATCGCATCATCAACTTCTTTCTTTGATGCGAGGTTACCAACCGAGTCTACGATAACCATGACACGATCATTGCGTTCCAACTCTGACAGTTGGTTCATCACATCATGTTTGAGTTGTTCGATGTCGGTGATCGGTGAATGAATAACCCGATCAGTATCAATTCCAAAACTATCAAAGTATCCTTGTGGAGCACCAAATTCAGAATCATAAAACAGGATCACTGCATCATCATATTTATCAAGATATGCCTTTGCGAGTAACATGGCAAATGCAGTCTTGAAATGTTTAGATGGGCCGGCGAACACTGTCAAGCCTGGCGTCAATCCACCGTCAAGTTTACCAGACAATGCCACGTTCAAAGCGGGAACTGTGGTTTGAATGAAGTCCTTCTGATTGAAAAACTTGGAGTCAGTTAGGACTGACGATTCTTTAATTGTAGTATTCTTTTTTAACTTATCTAACACACTCATACAAATAATCCTTCTAATGTTGCAATCGGTCTCGTGTTCCACTTCAGACTTTCAACGATAGTATTTAACGGATCAAGAAAAGCCTTCTGAAACTGAGTATCAAAATCAATGTAGCGATGTAGGTCAAACTCTTTTGGCATTTGTCCATTCATCGCCACTGTGTTCTCTTTCACATGGTTGGGTTCCTTCAGATAGATAAACTTGATCTTGTCACCATCTTGGATGATCTGATACTTGTTCTCTAGTTTCTGAGTCCTGACCAAGTGATTGTAAACTAAGGCACCTCTAACGTGCATCGGAGTTCCCTTAGTGTAAACTGTCTCACGGGAAACATATCTATCAATGTTGTTGCACCCACGAGGGAAAGCAATGTCCTCTGGTGGCAACTCCTTGAACTTCTGCCATGTTTCCTCGACATAGTTCTGCAAATCTTTTTCGTCTTGATTGAGACAAAGACTGACTGCCTCTTTCAACCATTCCCTCACTGGAGCAGGAGTAGAAGATCGAACAATCTCCAGACCCATCACCTTGAGTTTTGCTTCCTTGTATCGAACACCTTCGTTGTCCCAAACATTCATGGCATATCTTTTCTTCGCAACCCAGATGCCAGTATCGGCAATCCCCTCACGTTTGAAGAAAATCTTTTTGTCAAACACATTCATGTAATCACCAAGTTCTGCCATGCGACCATTGATGATTGGTTCAAGTTTCTGATCGACAAACTTATCTAGGATGTCAATGATCTCATCACGAGACTTGTCCTTCAGATGTTTCTCCACCATAGTGTCCAGTGTGAGATAACATGAATCGGTGTCAGTGTAGAAAGAATATACTTCATCCTCTGTGCCGAGAAACTTGTTCATAAATTCATCAATCACTTTCGCAGTATCACGGATGATCAACTGACCAGTGAGTGTGATAGACTCTGCAATCCTCTCATCAAAGAATCGGAACCACTTGTTACCAATCGCACCAAAGAGAGAGTTCAACTGAATCTTTCGTGCCATCTGAAAGTTGTGATACTTGGCAATGTCATTCAACAGTTTGGGATTCTTTGTGTCCTCATACTCTTGTTCTGCCTGTTTCATCAGTTTCTTGTATCGTTGACGATCATCAAAGAACTTCTGGGTGATGTCTGCCATAAATCCCTGTTTGTCTTTTCGATACAGATACCCGTTTGCAGCCATGGACAGATCGTGATCTTGCAACTTCAATTGATGTCTGCGTTCCAGAATACTGTCAACTGTGCAGTCAATCGGTTTGTGATTCTCTGCCAACATTTCGGGTGACAGATTGTGTTGCATGATGATTGACGGATACAGTGAAGTCGCATCCACGGACACAACCCACCTGTATTTGCCAGTCTTTGGTTCTTGAACATACCCGCCTGGGAATCCTTTGGAGTAGTGTTCTTTCTTCTGGGGGATCATAATGTTCTGTTCGAGCAGATGATTGTATAACAAACAATCCCATGTCCTCACAGAAGAAAAGATATCGTTGTAGTTACACTTGCAGTCATATGCCATCGTGATGATCAACTCAAGGAACTTCATCTTGTCATCAAGTTCGTCCACGAGTTTGGTATCAATGATGTTGTAGTCAATGAACCTGTTCCAATCATTCTCATAGAACTCACGGAAAGTTTCATACCCCGACTCAAGTTTGTTCTTACCAAGTTCAACCTCGGCAATGTAGTCAAGCCGATAACTTTCTTGGAAGGTATAGGTAAACTTTTTGTATAAGTCCATGTAGTCAAGTTGGATGATACCCTTGATATCAACCTTGAGGATTTCACGGTTGTGACCCCTGACCATTCTCTTGCGAGTCATGTTGTATGGACTAAGATTGTTCTTTGAGTCTCCACCAAATATCCGATCAATACGATTGACCAGATACGGCATGTCAAACTGTTCGATGTTCCAACCAGTGATCACATCGGGATAGTTGTTTGCCCACCACCCCATGAAGTTTTGGAGCAGATCATATTCATCACTACAGTATGTGTAGTTGACTGGCAAATCCCTGACTTCATCGGACACACACTTCCACTCACCAGAACCCCAAGTGTGGATTTCTTTGGTGGCGTTGTCGATGACTGAGATCAACAATACTTCTTCGATTGGATTTTCTACATCGGGGAATCCGTGTTGAGCGGTAGTCTCAATATCAATTGAAAGTATCTTCATCTGACTCATATCAAACGAGATTTCGTTTGGATACATTGAAGATAGGTATTGATAGGTCAGATCGGTCTGACCATAGATGGGATAGTTTTCTACCTTGGAATAGTTTTCCAAGAATTCTTTGCAGTCGGAATTATCTCCGAACTCAATCGGCTTCAAACTTTGTCCGTCAATGGATTTGAACTGCGTGGGTTCTGCGGATTTTACATACAGGGTTGGGGTGAATGGGTGGCGTTCCGTAAAACGCTTCCCGTTCCTCACCCCTCGCACTAATATAGAATTACCGTATTGCCAGGCGTAAGTGTAAAAGTTTTGAGACATTAACCATAACCAAAATCATAAATCAAATTAAATAGTATCACAAGTTGGGTCAACTGTCAAGGGTCAACCTTCATACTTGGGCGCAGTTTTGTGCTCCGTTGATGGGGAGTGTTGAAACTTCGCTACATACTCTTTTTTGATATCTTCTTTTGGTTCAAAGATGTATTGCAACTCACCATAGGGAACAAATAGTGTTCCTTGACTGGCAGGAGAAGCAGGAACAAAGAGAACTTTGTAAACTGATCCTTCCTTTGACTCATCTTTTTGGTAATGTATTTCAGCAGGATTCTCAACGACCCATCGGTTACCTTTGCTGTCATCAGTAAGGTAGGCGATCATGTCGTTGGCACACCCACTTATGTGAATGCCCAGACACGATGGTTGTTTACCATGCCACTCCTCTTGGGGTGGAACTTCAACTTCGATTCCTTCATTCACATTTGCTTCAATCACTTCTTCACTCATAATTTTCTCCAGTTTCAGACAATCGCAGCAAGACTATAAGCCATTGTTCCGCACACCACTAATGAAATTATGTATATTCCGAATGTGTTGAACTTTCTAAATACGTCAGGCTCTGTCTTCATTTCTCTCCTTCTTGTAAGAATTGGGGTTTGCTTTTATTCACCACGATTTCTTTGGGTTTCTTTTCTTCGGGAACTACTTTCTCTAATGAGATGTAGAGCATACCATCATCAAAGTCTGCGCCTACAACTTTTACATCTTCCGTCAGAGCGAAAGTCCGTGTAAAGTTTCTGGCACCGATACCTTTGTGAAGATATTCTTTTTTATCTTCCCCACGATCTTGAACACCTTGGATAACAAGTTTGTTACCTTCTGGCACAACATGAATGTTGAATTCATCTGATCGAAAGCCTGCGCCTGCGATCTCAATGATGTAATGTTCCTCATCCTGTTTGATGATGTTGTAGGGTGGATAGTTGTTTGCGATTTCACCGACTGTGTTAAGATTGTCGAACATCGAATCGAATCCAATTGTGAATGGACGATAGTGTTCTACGAATTTATCCAAATCAGCTACACCAAATCTGCGTGTGACCATGTTAGTCTCCTTTTCAGCGAGTTATGTTTAAAAATTATGTGTTCCTTTCGGCAACACACTACTATATATAACACTTCCTGCCCCAAATGTCAAGGGGCAGGAAGTGATTTTTTTCTATACCGTTTATTACCGTTGATTATAGTTCAACACCAGTAGTGCGATCATATAAACCTTCGATCATTTGAGTGTCTTTATTCCAGACACAATTCACTACTCGTATTTCACCATTGATTGAGGTGCGATATTTTGCGATGATATTTTCTGAATTTCTCTTGATACCACTAAGAACAATTCGACCACTACGATTTTCTGCTGATTTCAACGATTTTTTGCAAACTGTATGAATTTTACTATTTGTTTCTGCGAGAGCGGGTGATGGAACTAGTGTTGCAATAATAATAGAAAGCAAGGCAGTTATTGCCAATTTTTTGTTCATCGTTCTTCCTTAATTAGATGAATGGGTTTAGTTTACTTTTTTCTGCCAATGTTATACTTGGTAACCAGAGTCCAATCATCCTTTTCCTTAAACGGCAAAATTTTGATTTGACTCATTGGTGCCAAGTTTTCTTCTGTGATTGGCTTACACAGTTCGATGAGGCCCCAATCACACAAAAGTTTGGCGATTGAATTCCTTCTCATCAAATCGTTTTCGCTCAGGTCAGCTGACTTTCCATCAAGCGCAAAGAGCTCTTTAAAGTGGGTGATGAAATACCTACCCTGTTTATGTAGGATATGGCAGGATTGATACAGGACTTTTTCTTTCTTGGATGCGACACCGATTCTGGATAGTGTCTCTCTTACCTTCAAAAAGTCATCATCATTTTTTAGTTTTATTTCCACTGGTGTATAGTTTGGAAAGTCAATGTCGAAAAATTCTTCACTCATTTTATTACCTTCAACAATTCAAAATTAACATATGTTGAAAGTATTTATAAAATGCTAACTTTTCCCACCCTTGTTCAGTTGTTTCCTCATCAGAAACAAATCATCATCACTTAAAATTCTTAGTGCATCCAATGCCTTGGTCTTACTGTATCCAAAGTATTCTTGCACCAACTCCATGTTTTCTTCTTGTTCTGGTTTCAACCACTTGTTGAATCTACGTTTCTTGCGAATGATACTCTTGAGAAAATCATACTGCAACTTGTGGTCAATGTGTGGTCTTGCGTTCATCTCATTCGCAGCAGTCACAGTGTCACTGCCATAGGACAAGTGTTTGTTCACGATATAAGGACTGTATTGTTTCTCAGACCAATCATCCACCATCAGATTTTCTTTGGTATCACAAATACTCTTGGCAAAGTCAAAGGGACTGATTGCCTTTTTCTTGACAACAAACTCCTCAGCACTGTATGTCTTTTTTGGTTCACCCAATCCTTCGATCATATCATCTTCCTGTAATCAAATGCGATACGGTGCAATACTCTGTGAGACATATCCATGAACTCATGTCTCTTATGGATAGTCAACCACTGTTCACTAATCACAACGTCACCATCTTCCCAATGGTGATCATACCTATACTTATCTTGCAACACATGTTCTATCAGCCAATCCATCGTCTGTTTGAAGTCATGTTCTTCGTATCCTACCATTCCAAATATCTGTAGGAATGGAAAGTAGAGACCCGTCTTGCCCGCATCATTTGTATGCACCAACTTGAAAGGTCTATCCTCAGCATGATGTTCAACAAAGAACTCACTCTCAGAATAGGAACCAGACTTGTATCCCAAAGTAATCTCTACGTCTGCCAATTCTCTTTTAATACTTTGCGGCAAATCCCTGTATGCCGCTTGCATGTCAATCCAACTAGTGCAACTTCCAGCGGTTCCTTTCACACCATGCAACCATATCAAGGGCGCACGTTCATAACTGCTTGCTTGATTGGCATGCCAGTCCAGTGCAGAAGTGTGTCCAAATAATCCAGGCTCACCATGATTGTTCTTCTCACCAGTTACCCGAATGATGTGATCGTTGACAGCAATGTGTTCTCCCCTTTCGCCGGGCTTGTTCTGCAATCTTTGGCACTCACCAATCATTTTGCAGAAGGCAACTTCTTCATCGGGTGACAAATTCTGATTGCGGAAAACAACAACACCGTCATCCAGAACCATATCTGTGACGGCACGAGCAATGTTGTGATCTGCTTGAGATAAATTAAAATTACTTAATATCAAGGTTTGCCATCACATCTACCAAACAGGCAGTCAGATTAATTTCTTGATCAGCAACAAAGGCAGACTTGTATTGGTAGTCTGCAACTAGCAGAACCAAGTGTGCTGGATTACTAACCTTGTCCATAAGACTGTCATAGATTTTACGATACAATCCTTGTGGATCAGTGTCAGCATTGTTTGCCACCCACTGTCGCATCTTCTTGAAGTCCTTATCCTTGAGACTGTCAACCAAACCCTTGATGTTTACCTCAGCAATGTTACTGAGAATACCTTCATCAATGATACCAGACTTGGAGTATCGTTGCAACTCGTTCAGAGTCCTACGATAGTCTGGGAAATACTTCATCAAAAGTTCGGCGACCACCTTCTCAGAGTAGTTGATGTTTTCCTCATCAAGAACATACTTGAGTCTACCCATGAACTTACTGGCGATCAACTGTTTTTCATCTTTGTTGAGTTTGAAATCAATCACCGCACAACGAGAGTGCAGAGGTTCGATGATTCTGTTCTTGAAATTACAAGTGAAGATGAATCGACAATTGGCAGAGAACTCCTCAATGAATGCCCTGAGTGCAGGCTGCGTGGAGTTTGGATTCAGATAGTCTGCCTCGTCCAAGATCACAACTTTAGTTTGTCCACCGAAACTTACTGTGGATGCAAAGTCTCTGATCTTTGTCCTGAGAACATCAATACCTGATTCATCAGAACCATTGATAAGGATGTAGTCAACACCAAGTTCATTGCACAGTGCCTTCGCAACGGTAGTCTTACCCGTTCCGGCAGTGCCACAAAGTAACATGTTGGGAATCTCACCCTGCTTGACGATCTCCTCAAAGTTCTGTTTGATTCGATCTGGAAGAACACAGTCAGCAATGTTCGCTGGTCTGTATTTTTCTACCCATAAAAATTCATTCATTCGATCTCCACTCTTTTCTCATAACCAAATAATCTTCATCGTATGCAGCCAAGTCACGAACCTTCTTGAAGATTCTTGCAGCGATAGCATACTTACTGGTATTCCAATCGGGTTCTTGCGGTTTCACATTCCCTTCACTGTCATACTTTTTGCCATCGTTGTGGTTTGCATACCTTCTCGCACGAGTGAATCCCATCTCTAGGAACTTGCGTGCCATGTCCATGCCAATAAAATCATCACTTTGCTTGTATTGTTTGAACATAGAATAGATTCGGTCACTGGATTCTTTTGCTTCTTCTGGTGTTTTGAATCTCCAGTGAGCACAAATCAAATCGGTGTAGGGGCGAACCAGAAGAACACCTTGTTCACCCCTGCCGATACGATACAGTTTGCGAGTCTCCTGATCTGTAAAGTCAAGAGACTTGTAATCAAAACTGTAATCAAATTCTTTCATCGAATTCTTTTTTCAAGAGTTTCGATTTGTTGCAGGCGTTTCTCGTTCCAAGTTTCTTCGGAACGTTCCACCATCTTCTTACCAGACTTGATCTTCTTTGGGAAGAACTTAGCCTTTTCCAAGTTTGCCAGCGCAACCTTGCGCCGATCATTCACACCCTTCTTTCTCATAGAATCTCCTCACGTTCAATGTCATCTTCTTCAAGATAACTACCATATTGTATCTCTAAAATTTTCAAAGGTTCATCACCAATGTTTGTAACTTGATGCCAGTGATAAGGCATTATACTAAAGTAATCATGTTTTGTCAAGATGTGATTTTCATAGTTCGACTCGTGACCTATTGCATGTTTGACTAGTGCCTTGCCCTCAAGGACAAACCAGAACTCACCTCTTTCAAAATGTCTCTGATATGATATTCCGTCATTTGGTTCTACGTTAAGAAGTTTTACTTTCGCATCAGGATACTTGAGGAGTTCGTCAAAGTATCCCCAATCTCTTTTTGTTCGGCAGATGTGAGAACTGGAGTTTGCTTTATTGTCTCCCCCAACTCCAGTTTGTTGTATCACACCATCAACACGTTCTGGAATATTAGAACACCTCCGATCTCCCCCATTGGCAAAAATGTAAATGCAATCTTTGCCGTAATTTTTTTTGCAATCAAGAATGAATTGTGTTGCGGTATCATCATCGTCATCGAATGGGACAACGTGATCAACCATTTTTAGATTTGCCATGATGTCGAGTCTTTGCCAGAAGTCCATGAAAGGTTTTCCCTTTTTGCGGAACAACCAATCATCACTGTTGAGACCGACTACTAGGACATCACCAAGTTTTTTAGCACTTTCTAGTAGGTTGATGTGACCACCGTGTAGGGGATCGAAACCCCCCGACACCATAACAATTCTTTTTGCCAATTTATGATCCAATCTGTTCCTTGGAATTCAAACGTTCTTCAAGGTTCAAGGTCAGTTGACGGCCAACAGGACTATCAGTGGTAACATAGTTGAACATTGTCAACGCATCAGATACCTCAAAAGGATCATCACCAATGTTATCACCGAAACCATCTTCGACAAATGCCTTCTCTACTACACCATCATTGACTAGCATAGAGTATCGCCAAGAGCGAGAACCAAATGATAAGTTATCTTTGTCTACCATCATACCCATTTCAGCAGTAAACAAACCAGAACCATCGGGGATGGGTTTGACTCCATTTATCTGTTGGTATCGGAACCACATGTTCATTACGAAACTGTCGTTCACTGATAGACAATAAACCTCATCGACACCCGCTCGCTTGAACATCTGATAGTTGTTTTCAAATTCGGGTAGTTGTTTAGAGGAACAAGTCGGAGTAAAGGCTCCAGGCAGAGCAAAAACAATTACCCTTTTGCCTGCAAAGATATCAGATGAAGTTACTGATTCCCACTTGTATGGGTTTTCTACTCCAGCACTTACCATCTCAGGGCATTTGACTCGTGTATTCCACACGACATCCATTGGGACTTTTTGCCCCACTTCAATCACACCATTCATTTTTTTATCCTACTTTTGAGGATGGATCAAGCGCCAACCAATATACTCGGCCAGAATTACTGAACTTCATCACTGGTTTGGTGCCAATGGTCACATCATAATCATCGGGAATGATCTTGAGTGAGTCAATGCCAAGTCTAGCATCAAACTCAAGATCGGTTGAACCCAGAGACATCGTGAACGAATTGCTCTTGGGCGTATTGGGATCACCAACAGAGAGCGATACCTGACTACCATCACCAACTACTCTCAGGAAGGGAGCAGAGATAGCAGACGCAGCACGATAGATTGTCTGGATAGTATCTCTGGTGACAGAGAAGGAATACAATTCCTCGACAGGAATCTCTTTGTCTGGTGCAGCCTTGATAACGGATGGTTCTGCATAGAAGAACTCAAACTTACCAACGCCAGTTTTCACGGTAACAGACTCATCACCAAACTCAAGATCAGCATCCTCATCCATAGTCAATAGGGATAGGAACTGGTTCAAGTCATAGATGGCAAATTCTCGTGGAAAAGTTTCTGTCACCGCAGCACGGCACAGAATGTTCATAGAATTTGATACCGTAGAAAGAGTTTGCCCCTCACGAACTAGAAGGTTCGTGTTGATAGAGGCAAAGTTCTTAAAGGTATCAAGTGTGGGTTTACTAACTTTCATCATAAATTTCTCCAATCAACAAAATACATCATAACAAAAAATAAAGAAGGTGTCAAGGGTTAAACTGCTCCACTTGACTCCGACAAAGAGACATTATTGGTGGTCATCCAAGAAGTAACATTACTATCCGCCCACTGATTATCAAGACCAGCTGATTCTGCTTCTGACCTAAAGGTGTTCCATGCCTCCTCATTTGCAAACATCAAGTCAATGTGAATGGTATTACCATCAGCACTAGTGGAAGTTGACAGAGAAGAATCTGATCTCTCTGCATACCAATCTTGCCATGCGTTTGCTTTAGTTTGAAAAGAAGTGCTGGTCAAACTTGATTCCCAAAAAGGCCACTCTGTGTCTGCATTGGCCCTTGTAAAAGTCATTCGATATCTAAATGCCATTTGAATTTCTCCTCTCGACAGTTGTTTATTTATCTCTCTTATTTATAATAAAAATGCCGGACATCGGCATATTGAGAGAGAGTGAGAGAGGTCTGCACGATGTCCGGCCCGCCGTAGCGGAACTGTTACTCCTGTTCTAAGTCGTGAACATGGAGTGCGATCAAGGCGTAGTGTAACACCTTCATCAAATCTTTTCGGTTGTATCCATCCTTTTTACCGTAGCGTTGTGCATACTTTAGGATGTTTCCAATGCAAAACCCCTCACCGTGGCCACCGTCAATAATAAACTCAGTCGCCTGATACTTATTGATTGAGTAGTGTTCACCATAGGTAGCATCAATATATTTTTGGAGCTCTTTGATAAGAGCTCCTTCATTGTATTTGTAATTTATATTAGAAGTCAAGATCATCTTCCTTTTCCTCAGAAGTTTCTGTCACTTCGGCATCAAGATCAACACCAGCATCTACTTTGGTGTAGAGATCAATGAACGCAGCCTTGGTGTCAGTATCGAATCGGTTGACACACAACTGAATCGCCTTGAGTCGGTCACCAAACATGGCGAACGCCTTGACAATGTGTTCAAGTCGGCGAGTCGAAACCAACTCATCAATGCCACCCTCATAGAAAGTCTTTCGGATCACATCAGCCCAAGTAACCAACTTGTCAGCGTAATCTTCATCGACACAATTGGCGACAGTCATTTTGTTGACAATGATTTTTTTCTCTTGAACAGCGGAAGGGTATTCCTGTTCAACCGTGATTGCGAATCGCTCAAGGAACGCCTCATCAAGAATCTGAGCACCCATGAACTTACCGTCATCGGAACCACGGCCCTTTGTGTTCGCAGTAGCGATCACGTTGAAACCAGCGGCGGGAGTGACAACTTCGCCATTCTTTTTGTTGAAGTAGGGTTTGCCTTCAAGGATTGCCTGTAGACACATCAACTTGTTTGATCCACGGTCAATCTCATCAAGGATCAGAATTGCGCCACGTTTCATGGCAGTCAACACAGGGCCTTCACGATAGACAACGTTACCATCAACCAGCGTATTGCCACCGATCAAATCATCTTCATCGGTCTCAATCGAAATGTTGACACGGATTGCCTCACGCTGCAACTTAGCGCAGACTTGTTCAACCATCATGGTCTTACCGTTACCAGAGAGACCACAAATAAAAGTAGGGTAGAACATACCAGACTTGACAATGTTCACTAGGTCACGATAGAAACCGAAAGGAACGTATGTCGAATCTTTGGCAGGAACTAGGTTTTCAATTTCCACTGCAAGTTTCGCCATGGTTAGAACCTTAGACGCAGCAGCGGCAACTGGTTCTGGTTGTGTTTGAATCACTTCAACTGGTTTTGGCATTTGCACAACTTGACCAACCATTGAAGGATTGAACTGATTGCGACCAACTTTGGCCTCTTTGAAAAACCACATCGGTTTACTGAGACCAGCCTCAGCAGCGATTTTGAGAACTTCAGACTTAGTGAAGATTCCCGTGGAATTGTTTGCCTCAGCAAGGGCGGACATCAACTGATCTTTCTGTTTTACACTCATAATAAACTCACTCTCAATTTCTCAACTTTATATACCTAGCTTACCAGCCTTTATAGCAAATGTCAAGGGGCTTGGCGAAAATAATTTAATTTTCTTTCCCTTTGAAATCAACAACTTACGCAACCTGATCAATGAATCGGTTAATGAAGTGGCGGGAATTAGTCTTTTTAGACTGAAACTGGCGGAATCCACGCAGCACATCGGCCTTTTTCTCAGACTTGATTTCCAATTCCGCTTCCTCAACTTTGAGCGAATCACCCTTGATCAGAAACGCAGCATCAAATCCCCATACACTATCGACAGGCAAGAAATCTTTTTTGTTCCAGAATTCTTTGTAAGTCTTTTCAAACTCTGGGTTTGGTGTCCAGTGATCACGGATGCCAGTCATGTCGTGCCAATTGTTTTTGACTTCACGTTTGCTTTTGCCGCAAAGGAACAAGTGAATCATTCGAGACTCAGTGACAGACTTGAACAATTCCATGACACCCTTCAGTGAAATGCCTCTGGAGATTGAACCCCAACCACGATAGAAACTACTCTCAGGTTCAGTGACAACGACAGAAGTGTAACCATCTTTCAGAACAAGTTTGTTAGGAATTGTTTGGAATCGGTTGAAGGTAACATGGCCATCGACATTGGTATCAACAACACTGAAATTGTCAGTATTCTCACCATCAGACAACACGATTGTGTTCAACACTTCAACTTTGTTGCGTGATTTGAACTCCTTAGCAACATCAATAGCAACCACCATTGACTGAGCAAGCGGAGTGCCACCAAGTTGTAACCAATTAGGAAGATTGTAGTATTCAACGTAGCAGTCCTGATAAGACTCCCTACTATTGCGAGAGCAAAAAGTTCCGAAACAACTTGCATACATGAGCAAGTTTTCAAAACACCTAGTAAACTCAGCAGAACCTTTGTCAGAAGTAATCAACTGAACAAGGCCAACGCCGTTTTCCACAACCAGTTCACCACTGTTCATTGACTGTTTTGGCCCAAGTGAGTCTGGGGTTCCCATACAGGAAGTGAACCCGTAAACATCAAATGGGATGCCAACTTTTTGACAGAAAGAAACTTGGATCAATAACTGTTCGATAGTTCCTTCCATATGGTTACCCATTGAACCAGACATATCCAGAACCATGAACATACCATGATTCTGACCCTTAGGCACAACAGTGTTTGACAGAAACAAATCATCAGTCAACTTGTAAGCCCACAACTTGTCTTCATTCAACTTACCAGTATTGTTGACCTGAGCCTTGCGTAACTCTGACGCCTTGCGCTTCATCTCAAACTGCATCACCAATTGATTGATGGAAGATTTGTTTTTGTTTTGAAATTCCTCATTCAACTTTTTAACGAACTTCTTTTGTTCGGCAGGAGAAAGATGGTCATGTGACCAACGATCTTTTGAGACCACAAAGGGTTCTGACCATGTTTGATCAGTAGTCATCACGTTTCGAGCACGATTCAACTTAGGAACTCTAGCAGTGACAACACACTCATTTTGAGAATTCTCAACTAGACGTTCCTCATTCTCACGGAATGCCATGTCAGTGGCAGCAACTGGATCATTGATTTCACTACCTAGATCAATATCACCAGACTCCTCTTTTGATTCGGCCTCGGAGTCAGAATCTTTTTCTTCTTCGGCATCATCAGAAGAAATGTCGCCAGTCTCACCGTCAACATCTTCATCAGATTCTTCACCGTCATCAGACTCACCATCGGAACCAGTGTCGCCATCTTGTTCTTCGCCATCTTCAGCATCATCAAGTGGACTAGGTGAAGGAGCAGAACCAGCATCATCGGATTCTTCAACATCATCAGATTGTTCTGGCATGGATGGTGCTTGTGGTTGATCTTGCATCTCTTGTTTGGCGAGAGCAAACAAGTCACGAGCAATCTGTTCAACTTCATCCCATTCCTCAGCGGCATCAATCGCATTGAGCCAGATTTGTTCTTCAGCAGTGAAAGAAACATTGGCGAATGAACCCACTTTGTAGTGTAGGTTGATTCGATCAATAAGAGGCAAGGTATTGACATCACGATCACCAATACCAAAGAAATCTCTTTTGTGAAGTATACTGTAACCCTTGTAGAATGACTTGACTAAGCCAGGGTATCGTAGTTTGGTCAGTCGCTCGTTACGAGCATCCTCGACAACATTAAGAAATGATTTGAAGGCAGGGCCCTCGGAACAAGTCGCATCATGCCAACCCTCTAGCGGGGTAACAAGAGCGTGACCGATCTCGTGGCCAAGCAGTAGATCATACAATTCGGGGGGCATGTCCTTCCAGTTGGGAAGAACCACCTTGCGTTCTTTCAGATCGAAATACGCAGTCTCGACATTTGCATGTTCCACAGAGATATCCTCGGTGGCGAGCAACTTGGCGAGTTGGGATTTGGAACCTATATTCATTAACTATCTCTCATCTCAATATATACATATTATGACAGCTATCGAAGCAGATGTCAAGGGGCTCGAGCGAAAAAAGTGAAAATAGTTTCCCTTTTAAATCAAGGGCTTATAAATTTATATGGTTTCTTTTGACAAAATTTGACTCATTTTGGTCTGTTCAGCGATCAATTCGGCCTGTTTTTTGATTTTTTCCTGCTGTTGCTGGAGTCTTTTTTCTTCAAATCTCAGTTGATCCCCTTGAACCTCAATGAGTAAATCTTGTTCTGTTTTGTTAGATTCTTTCATAGTATCTTGTCACCGCCTGTATTTTCTCTATTTGTTTATCTATAATCACGTTCCTATTTGGCCAGTGAATATAGTCCTTCTCTGGATTCTTTTTCAGATTGTGTAATAGTGGTAGAATCAATCCTTCAACCGCCTGAAGTTTCTGTGCGATATCTGACTCCAACAGAGAGCGATGTTCATTGATCATGTCACTGTTATCAGCAGACAGAATTCTTGATTCTAATTGTTCCAATTTATCCATGATGGCATCTAGCGCATCATCTGGTAATTCTGCCCTTACGGGCTGAGATGGTTCACTGGCAGTGGTAGGTATATCATCTACCGCAGTAAAACCAAAATCGAAATCATCTGACATGTCTTTCTCCTAGAATGAATGTATATACAACATCCAATCAATAAAAAATATCATCCCCGTCATTAAGGTCAATGCCCCCAAAACTACGCATGTTGGGAACACTGCATTGGCCAAGATAGGATTATTTATTACCCAACTCTCTAGCTCTTTTTCTGTCATTTCTCTCCTTATCCAATAACAGCATCTACGAATTGTATACTCTCTCCGCACCCACAAGCACTTGCTTCATTTGGGTTGGTAAGTTCTATGTGAGAACCACCCAAGTTCTCTACAAAATCAACTGTGCTACCGATAACTGCGGTGCTGGCAACATCATCCACCACTACGATATCATCAACTAGTGTGCCTCTGTCATCGTTGTCGGTGTATTGCCATTCATATGAGAATCCAGCACATCCACCACCCTTGATGGACAGTCGAACATACTTAGCGCCAGGCTTTTGGGCAAGTAGATTACTCCAATATGACTTAGCTGTATCAGTTATCTCCAGCATATCTTTCCTTGTAATCTTTGATTGCGGCTTTTATGGCGTCTTCCGCCAAAACACTACAGTGAATTTTCACGGGCGGGAGTGCCAGTTCTTCGGCAAGTTCTGTATTCTTTATCTCTGAAGCTTGATCCAGAGTTTTGTCTTTTACCCATTCGGTAAGAAGTGAGGATGATGCAATTGCAGAACCGCAACCATAGGTTTTAAATTTTGCATCAATAATTCTATCGTCTTCTACCTTGATCTGCAATCGCATGACATCACCACAAGCGGGTGCGCCAACCATTCCAGTTCCAACCCCCTCAGTGCCAGGCTCCCATTTGCCGACATTTCTGGGGTTCTCGTAGTGATCTATAACTTTATCTGAGTATGCCATTTTTTTACCAGTGCCTTATTGCATTGGCCATTATAAAAAAGCATGTGACAAAATTGACCAATACAATCATTGTTCTAACGATAGCTACAATATCATCGTAGTCTTTTGTTTTTTCGTCCGAGAAAGACCCAACTGCAAATTTCCACACCAGCCAAGCCTTCGCTATATATTTATACAACTTGCTCCTCTTTTATTTTTTTAATTTTTCTTTGTTGTTTTTTCACCTTCTTGATTGCCCTGTCCAACTGTAGTTTGCTGACTCGCATCAAGAAGTTTTGCCCCAACATATGATCATACTCATGCAAGGCAACTCTAGCCCACAGACCATCAAATTCTTCCATGACAATTTCTTGATCTGCGTTCTGATATGAGATGGTGCATTTCTCAGGACGCCACACTTTCAACATAATGCCTGGGGCGCTGAGACATCCTTCTTCCATCTTCACTTGTTCTTCACTAACAGACACCAGTTCTGGATTGAACATGATCCACTTGTCTTTCTTTATACCCATCGTGAACATTCTATAGTTCAATCCGACTTGATTGGCAGAGAGTCCTACTCCACCAATTGCCTGTTGTCTTGTAAATATCATCTCACCAATATCCTCTGCCTCGTCCCACGCAGTAAACTCAGTAGGTGGAACCTTCAACATAGGGTGGTTCAGTGGTAGTAATTCCATCATGTCATCACCGAATAATTCTGTTTCTTTTCAAACTTAATCTGACTTCTAAACTTATCAAACAACTGATCACCCTTGTGACTAATCACAAAGACATTTGTTTGATCTCCGATAGTATTCAACAACTGCATCACATAGTCAGTTCCATTGTTATCAAGTGAACTATCAAACACCTCATCAAGTATCAAGAGGTTTGTGCTTGCACTGTTCTTCATCTTGGCAATCGTTCTCCATGTGAACAACAATGCCAAGTCGATGCGTTGTTTCTCACCCTCACTGAATGAGGCGTAACTAAATCTGTCTCTGTGTCGAGACTTGATTGTTTCATTGAACTTCTCATCCAACTCAAAGTGAACAAAGAAGTCCATTGACTGCAAGTATTTATTGACCAACGTATTGATGGCAGGCAAATACTGTTTGATGATTCTTGTCTTGATACCAGTGTCTTTCAACAAATGCGATGCAGCAATGTTGTAGTGTTGTTCTTCATTCTTTGCAGACTTGTTGGCATTCTGATCAAGAACATCTTTTGCCATAGACTTGAGTTTCTTTGACTCCTCATCTATGTTTGCCCTGTTATCTTTTAGAGAGTTGAGATCATTCTGTAAAGTATTCTTATATCTTTCTTGAGACAACATCTCAGTTTGCAACTCTGATATCTGATTAGACAGATCAACAAACTTTTCTAGTGTCCCTACTACTTCTTCGTATCTTTTGTCAAGGCCTTTCGTTGCTTTAGTAAGGTCTTGAATCTCTCTGGATTTGGATTCTTGCGCCTGTCTTTTGTGTTCGTGTGGTATGCCCTGCTTACAGGTTGGACAGTCCTCGTTATTTTCATAAAAATCTAACTCTCTTTGGGCTTGAGCAATATCTGATTGGAATTGTTTTCGGTGTCCCTCAAGGTTTCTTTGTTCCTCTTTTGGGTTGCCAAGAGCCAGTTTCTCCGCCTCCCTTGTATTTGTCTCCTCTTGGTTTGTTGCAATTTCCTGCTCGAGCGCATTGATTTGTTCCTCCAAGTTGTTGAGTCGGGTGGCTTTATCACTTTCCAACGTATCTATATATTCTTTTTGAACTTTTGTCTTTTGTTTTGCCACTTCAATGGCACCTTCAATAGAACTTATCTCATCCTTCAACACACCGATCTTCTCCTTCAAAAGAAGATTCATGTTCGTGAAGATTTGGATATCCAATAAGTCCTCAATGATCTCTCGTCTGTGCGTAGTAGGCAACTGCATGAAGGGAGTAAAAGAAGCAGAACCCAATATCACGATCTGAGTGAATGACTTGTAGTTTAGTTTCAAGATACTGTCTTCCAGATACTTCTGTGTGTCACGAGCAGCAGCATCCTGATCAATGAACTGATCATTGCAGTAGATTTCAAACACATGTGGTTTCATACCACGCACAACCTTGTAGTGTTTTTTACCCACAGAAAATTCAATCTCAACCATCAGTCGTTTGCCGTTGATTGAGTTTACTAGTTGTGGTTTATTGATACTACGAAATGGTTTATTGAACAATCCGAAACACAGCGCATCAAGACAAGTAGACTTACCACTGCCGTTTTCCCCCACGATCAATGTCGTGGGGTTTCTCATAAAATCTATCTCTGTAAAAGAGTTGCCGGTGGATAGAAAATTCTTCCACCGCAGTTTTTGAAACATTATCATAATTCGTGTTGTGCCTCAACATACAACGTCTGCATAACAGATGTCAATCTATCTTTATCTAAGTCAGTAACCGTGTTGTTTATATATTCTCGCAACAGAGTCATAGTGTCATCCACTTGCAACTCTACTTCACCGACTGCCTCATCTTCAAACTCCGAGAAGTCTTCAATTATTTTTAGTTCTACACAGTTACAAGTATACAGGGAATCCACCAGTTTGTCAAACTTCATAAAGTTTTCTTTCTTGACAACAATCAGTTTGACACAAGCACCAACAACCTCAGCCAAATCAAACTTACTCTGACCATCAACATCGTTGTAAAACAACTTGTGGAACATGCGGAATGGATTTTTGTGGAAGTCTAACTGATTCGTTTCCGTATCATAGATATTGAATCCTCTATCATCTTGGAAATCAGACCAAGTAATTTCATAAGGGTTACCAAGATAAGTAACGTTGTCCCTAGAACTGCGGTGATGGAAATGCCCACTACAAACCAAATCAAAATGCCTAAAGGGATCGTGATCCATTCCATGATCATTCGGCACACCTTTATACATTTGGAAACCAGTAAACTCAAAATGTCCAAAACAAACTTTGGCATCAGTGACCTTAACTTTCTCCATAGTGCCATGATAATTATCGCTACATATCCACGGAACAAATAGTATTTTTCTTCCATCTAATTCCAGCTCCGAAACTTCTGGGTAAATTTTTATGTTGTCGTATTCTTGCAACAACAATTCCAGAGAGTTTACATCGTTAGTATTTTTAAAATAAGTATCGTGATTGCCTGGGATCATGTGCATGGTCATACCCAGACGATGTGCTTGTCCGAAAAAGTATTCTTTACAAGACTTCAGTGTGTTGTAGTTGATGAACTTTCTTCTATCGAATACATCACCCAAATGAACAATAGTATTTATCCCTTGCGCTTGTAGAGATGGGAAAAAGAAGTCATCATAGAACCTCTTGAAGTAAGCGTCAAAAGCAAGACTGTCTGACCTCGCACCAAAGTGAGTGTCAGTAACTAAAGCAACCTTCATGCAAAAACCTTATTCATTTTGTGAGCAAAGATTTCATAGTATCCTTCTTTGGATAATAAAACCTTTTCGTAATTCTTCCTGTATTCAGAAAGTTTATCTGCCATGACTGACGGGGTTTTCAGCACTCCAACCTTCTCTCTGAATTCATCAAAGTCCTGCACTCTTTGCCAATCATCAATGTTATATGTATTGTTCTCATCATAGTTCTGATAAACAAACGGAATCATACCAATCGCAAGTGCCTCTACATATCTTGAAGTAGTGGCCTTGGGGTCTTTCCAGTTGAAACAAAGTGTGGATCGACACGGAGACAATTTTGGATACAACTGATTCCAATCTTTGATCCACGCAGATTGTCTTTGCATACCAGAGGGAAACCCGCCAATCAGAATGGTAGAGATGTCTGGGTCTCTGTAAATCTTTCTCAACACTTTACCACGATCACACCCATCTTTCATCCTACCCCAATATCCAAAGTCGTGATTGTATGACCTACCAAACATCTCAGATATGGCATTGTCAAACTTGTCACGAATGAAATGATACTTCATACCGTGGATGTTACCAGAGAAATCAATCTCATCAATCTCGGTGTAGGACTTGATTGGTATGTTCTGTAGAGTGTGTTCCCTGTAGAGTTCTTCACTGTCACCCCTGTCTGATCTCAGGACAATTACATGTTTGTCCTTGAAGAAGGGAATAATTTTTTCCATGTGTGATTGAGACTTTGCCAAATCTTTTGGGTTCATCTGCAACTCACCATGATACCGAAACTCACTGTCACTTGGTATCACAATCGCATCTGCCCACTCTATTGTCTCTGGTGTTCTCTGTGGACGATACTGATTGAAGGATATGTTGTATGTCTCATACTGGTGTTGTGGATTGTTACGCATCCACAATCTATAGTTTTCTAAGAAACTATCCAATACGGTTTCCAGTGGGCCATTATATCTTACGTTTGATCGCAATCTAGCACATGTAATCTTCATCTTTTAATCTTTTCTTTTATCTCACCCCTAGTTACTCTATCTCTCAGTTCGGTAGAGGAAAAGGTGTGTTGTCTGCTGGTGTAGTAAATTTCTATGGGCAAGTGTGACCCCGTAAACTGTTTGTCTTTGTATTCTTCACCAACAAATCTGACATCAATTTTTTTGGTGTTCAAGATATCCATGAGACAAGTTTCTCTATCATATGGTATGACTTCATCAATCCACTTCAATCCATACAACTGAATGTATCTTTCGTAGATACTTTGTATGGGTTTGTTTTTATCTGATCTGTCTAAGGTGGGGTCTGTCTGTAGTCCCACTATCAAGAAGTCACAATTTTCTTTTGCTTCTTCAAACATGACCACATGGCCAGCGTGTAACAAATCAAATGAACCGCAAGTAAATCCAATCTTCATCTTATAATATCTATCTTATCAATTGTATCGTGATTCCACACTTCTAACTCTTTGCGGATTCTACCATCCGACATGAGGTTGTTGTGGCGTTTGGTTGCTAGTTTTTTCCACCACTTGATAATCTCAGGTAGTTCAAATCTATCAAAATTCTCTGCCTTCTCCAGTTTGTCCGTTTTGCCAAGTAAAACATCCTTGGTATTTGTGTATCCATACTCAGACATATAAAATCTTTTATTTGTGGTGACATCAGTAGACTTACTAATGACATCACAAAACATATTATATCCCTTCTCATCGTGCTCCTTGAGTGACGCCTTGATTATTTGTATCATCTTTGTCTGATACTTTAGTTTTCTACTTGATGCGCCTTTGTGAATGAGAGGTTCGTCATTGTTTCTTTCTTCAAACCAATCTCTCAAATGAAAGTATATATCCTCACCCATAGTCAATAAAAAGGATGACATGGTATCACCCTTGTATCTAAGAAACGGGCGCATACCATCATACATAGATGCGCCCTTAATGTTGCCATAGAGAGATGTTGTTTCAAACAAACAAAACTCCGTGTCATACTTCTTGTTCAACATTCTGCGAACATCATGCGAACAACAAATCGCAGCCATCAGTTTACCCCCAAGATAATTGAAACCGAATGGTTGGACGGGAACAATGTTGAATCCCATGATTGCACGTTGATTAAAAATGCCAAGATCGGGAACGCCACCAAGATACTCATTTCTGGGTTTAGAGTTGATGAGGGGGGAACCCATCTTGATAAACCCAACTGCTTTGTTAGAGTTGGTCTCTTTCACAATAAGTTTGAGAGATTTTCCTGGCGCCTCATCGGGGGAAAACGAAGCTGTCATTTCCAACATCTGATCAAAGATTTCATTGTTCATCTGAACAACTTCAAAGTCTAAGTCTTCTGGTGGCGTTTCCCAATCTTGAAACATATCATCTTCTACGCTCATGCCAAGTAGAGGGGGTGGTAATTGTTTTACCCTCTCAATCTTTCTCGCACGAAAATAATCATCAATCCTCTCAAACTTTGAGAAGTATTCGACAACCATTTTGCTAGCGTAGTATGAATCTTCTTTTGTTAAAATCATACGAACATAAATTCTGGTGTGGGTCTGTTAGTCCACTTAGAGAAGTGTGCTTTGTATTTGCGATAGTATTCTTGATACGCCTCAACAAAGTCATCACGTTTGACATCATCTGGCATTGCCTGTGGTATTTCTTGAAAAGGGCCATCAGGAATGTTTTTTGGTGGCATCGCCAATTCATTGTGCAATTTTTCCCACGAGGCATGAACCTTGCCGTATCGGTGTGTGTATTCCTCAGCGAGAGATTCCCACAGACCATACATCCATAGGTAATTACCCACAGTGGATCGCACCCAGATGTTTGTCGGGTGATTGATATGAGATGCTTTGTAGAGTGTGTTCTCCATATGAACATCATCCAACCGCCATCGTTTGATACGGCGATTGTTCTTAGTCTTGTCATAGTATTCTTCACCATCAAGAACACGATGAGCAGTAGACATAAGTTGACAGTATTCGATGTTCATTTTCACAACGTGTTTGTCGTTGTGTAACATTGCAGCTACGGTGTAGTTGCGGTCAAGTCCAAATGCGTTCATAATATATACCCCCTAGTATTCATTACATTATACACACAAACCAAGCGGGTGTCAAGGGTCAAAGTTTCACTGCTAGGACTATCAGTATAGCGACTAGCAATATGTTGGTAGTCAAAATGAGAATACCCAACATTGTATGATACCAAACCCATCTCGTTTTGTAGGCATTTTCACTGTTTACTTCATCGGGGTCAGGGTCAACACTTAACTTGGCCCCGTCTACAAAAAATTTTCCGAAACTACCTAACCAAGAAGTTTTTGTTTTTTGGGTTTTTACTTTATTTTCCATCTTCTCAACTTTCGTTACGGGGCATCTTTGAGTGCGTCAATTTTCTCCTTAGCAACTGCAAGAGCCTCTTTGTCATTGAAGTATTTAGGTCTTCGTTTTGGAATGTTCTTACCTTCGTTGGCAAACTTCTCGTTCTGTTTGTCTGCTTCCTCAATCTGTCGCTTCATATACTCAAGATACTCGTTAGACCCCCCATCAGCGGCAAGTTCATCCATCATGTTTTGTAAGTCTAAACTCTGAATGTATCTGTATTTAGCATCCAGTTGTTTCTTTTCTTTCTGAATCCTACGCAAGAAGGCGTAGTAGGTTATCTGTGTGAAGTATGCAAAAGGATTGGATGATTTGGCAGGATCAAAGTTATTGATGTATGTGATACAATTTTCAATACCATCCAGAATCATTTCTTCTCTGAAGGTGTAGTTTACAAAGTTAGATTTGTATGCGAGGTGGTTTGCAATCTTGACAAAACACTCACCAATGTAGTTTGATACACGGGGTGGTGTTTCTCCTGCTTCCTCAGCAGCAACCCTAGCAGTGCGATACTCAGTCATCGCCGCCAGAAATTCTTTGTTGTTGACGTAATGCCTGTTCTCTGTTTTCTTCTTTGCCATAATTAAATCCTTACTAATTCAAAACATTATACGGTATTCTTAGTCAGATGTCAATGATAAAAAAATACCCTTGACATCTGTTGTCAAAATCATTATAATCGAGCTGTGCCTCTAAGGGATATACAGCTTAATGTAAATTTCTTTTTGGCCCCATATTTTTTAGTGACTCCATCAATTCTTCCAATGTCAAATTGTCGTGTTGTTCTAACCACTCATCTGGTGGTTCTTCAGCCATAATCTGTCTCGCCAAGTCATAGTAGTCCTTGGTGTCATCTTCTTGACTAAATTCTAGTGGCACGTTTCTATCTTCCATGTAGGAAGTTGTCATCTTAAAAAAATCTTCGTGGTATTGTTCATGCAGGGGCGTTATCGCCAAAATTTTTGACTGTTTAAGTTTGAAACTATTTCTTACAGTGAATGATAACCACGGCCGTAATGATATTGCCTCGGTTGTTGGGCCCACTTCAATCCTACGAATTTCTAGCGGGAAAGTAGTGGATACAATTTCATCATCTTCTGTTCCGTCAAGTATACCGGCACACAGTTGTAATCCGTTGTCGAGACAAATAATACTAGGTTTGCATGTTCCCATCTGACGATATCCTTATTACTTTATAATCAAAGTTTTCTTCATTGTATAATTTGATTCGGTCTAAGACATGGTTCAAAGTGTAATTCTTCTTAGACTTCCAAGAGAGGTCATCACCAACATCAAACAAATTACATGACGATTTGTTGTTACCTTTTCTCAGACCTCTACCGATACTCTGTAGATTTCTGATCCTACTCTTACTTGGTGAAGCAAACACCACATTGTGTAGGTTTCTTATATTTATACCAGTAGAAAAGGTTCCGTATGAGGCAACAATGATACTATTATCTGATTGTTCTGTCAAGTATCTAATTTCTTCTCTTTGTTCTGTATCTGTTCCACCCCATACAAAGTGAACATCTTTCTTACCATGTGCGTATCCACTGATTAACTTGTGTAGATGGTCTCCGTGTTTTTCTACATACTGGTATAAAACCAGCGTATTACCCTTCTGTGACGCCGCCAGCTTCGCCAGAATGTCGTTCCTTTCTGGGTTGGATACTAGGAAGTCCATTTCTTCTTGATAAGTCATTTTGGATACCAGTTTTCTTTGTTCATCACTGTATCCAATAATCATACAAATAATTTTTAGGTCTGCCAGTTCCTTCCTGTCCATCAATTTCTTAGTGGTTGTTACCTTGAACACTGGGCCAAACACACCTTCTAACACCAACTTGTGTGTCTTTGTTCCGTCAAGGGTTCCTGTGGTTCCGATTCTAAAACGTGCGTTCTTACACTTATCCATGAGAGTCATCAATGACTTTGCCTTGAACAAGTGAGCCTCGTCACCATACACCACATCAAACTGTTCAAACCACTTCTGTGGGAACTTGTAGATAGATTGCCATGTAGATATCACTACATCAGCGGCGTTTGATTTTTCTTTCCCACCGTAAATTCTGTGACAATGTTTTGCTACTTTGAATCCGTTGTGAGTGGAGTAGTCTCTAAAGTCACCATACATTTGTTCTACCAGTGAGGTGGTAGGAACTACGATCAATTGTTTTCTACCCAATGCTTGATGATATCTAACCAGTGAATAAATGATTAGTGATTTACCACTTGCAGTGGGTGACAGTAGTAAAGTTCTACCTGAGTTGATACCCTCGTGAATCGCAGACTGTTGATAGTCTCTCGCTTCAATTGGTTTCTTTTGACTGTGCAGTTTCAATGCACCACAAAATTCTGATACTTCTTCCTTCGTAATCTTCTCACCAAAAGGTTCAAGATCAACTTGGACTTTGTATTCTAATTGTTTTGCAAACTCCAGTAGGTAGGGAACCAAGCCGATATACAACTCACACTTGTTTACATTGTAGAGTCGTATCTTACCATCCCAATATCTATTACGGTATGATGGCATAAACTTGGCGCCAGGGACTTCAAAGGTAAAGAAATCTGATATCTCTCTCCTTATGCCATCGTCTGCTTCCACATAAACGTGGACGTTATCTTTTTGTTTTACCCAAATCATATGAGGCCAGATTGTAACTTATTCCACTCCACTGCGTTTTTGATGTCCCATCCTCTACTATTTAAACTGCGTAGAACACGATCCAAAAAATCAACGGTTGTTTCTAGGTAATAGACTTTATCCTGTTGTTTGATAACATCTGGGTCACTGTCTAACTGATCTCTCATGTCAGATCGTAACACGGCGTTCTTTCTCCAAGGTTCCCATCCTAGTTGATCAAGTTCCTCCTTTGATAACTCACCCCGATAGTAGTCGGACTTGATATTCTCAAGTCGTTTCAAATCTGCGACTGCTTTGCGGAGTTGGAGTTTGGAATTTGAAAGAAGGGTTACATACTTTGAGTGTAACACGGGGGTTCTGGTAGATTCACTACCTAAGTCTAATTCATCAAGTTTACAATCCTCAGCCCATTGAGACTGAAGTTCAATCAATGTTGCCATAATAAATCCAAATTTTAACTCATAGGTCTAATAGTATATATACGATATTTAAATGATGCGATTCCTACAAAATAGGGTTGGTCTCCACCAGAAAGATCAAAGTCAAGTCCGGCAAGAGCAACTGGAAAACAATCTTTGAAAATAATTTCTATCTTTGGATTGTCGTTTGAATCCAAGACAAACAAACTTGCGTCACTTACTTGTGCGAGAGCTTCCTGTTTGTCTTTTCTTGCACTCGCAGTTCTCCATGTTTGTGTCTTGATGTAGTCTGTATACTGTGAGTGTTTTTCTGGCGAACCCAATCCGATCATCCAATCATATAACTCTTTGTAGTTTGTCATGTCTTCTTGAATGAGGAATCGAATGTTTAGATCACCGAAAGCAATCTTATCGCCTGGGTATGGTATGTCAGAAAGTGGTGTAGTCTGAACAGGAAATCCCATACTAATATCTGGAATGTTTGCACCCTGACAGAAAAATGCGACATGCGGTATGTTATGCACTTGGAACTTAAAACCATTAGGCCGTAAGTAATCCAACTCACTACTTGATTGAGCAGTGTGGGTTCCTTGGTTTATTGCGATTGTCGGTGTATATGCCATACTTCTATTTATAAGAGATGAGAAAAGGGCAACGCAAGGTTGCCCTTCTTTTTAGCTTAGACTAAACTCCACTTAGAACCACGGTATATTCCAGATTTAGCAGGAACATTCTGTTGTCTCTGAGTAGGATCGTATTTAGCGCCACGATATAACATCTCTAAAGGCATCTCTGCCTTTTGAGTTATAAGTTCGTTATACTTAACGCCTCTGTAGTTTAGTTGTGTAGTCATATAACACCTCCCTTTAGAAGATGCGTTCCTTCGGCGGAATTGCCTACTTCCGTCCACCGCTACATTTAGGGTGGATGAACGAATGTAGTCTTTTCACCCATGACTTATGGAGCCCGAGTGGGCAATAATTATTTATACACATAAAAAAAGGGACTCCGTAGAGTCCCTTAAAAATGTCCCTTGTGGGGATTCTTTTTATTACATCAAGTTTGTTACCTTGACTGAACGGTAATACTGGTTACGATCAGCAGTGAACGTATCAGCATCAGTAGTTCCATCTGACTGAGTTACATATGGGTTAGCGATCATACCGTAACGAGTCTTGAATCCAATCTTAGGTTGGAAAGTAGACGGGTCAATCGCACGAACCATTTGCAGAGGAACGTATGGGCAATAGAACAGACCAGCATCGTAAGGTGATGTGCCCTTGTATCCAGCAACGTAGAACTGACTTGCAGCACCAGTGTTTGCAGAATAAGGATCAACGTATACACGATACCGACCATTGAGAACACCTGCAAAAGTGTTACCAGTGTCATCAACATTCAGAGAAGTGTTGAGGGCGGGAGCGTAGTCAAGAACACCAGCCATTGACAGAGCACTTGCAACATCTGAAGAACAGATGATGAAGTTACCTTTGCCCCTACGAGTATCTTGAGCGATTACGTTAGCATCTCTTTCGATGTTAAAGAGAAGACCCTTGAACCGTTCTACAGACCAACGACCATTTGAATCAACGTCTAGGTCAAAAGTTCCAGCGGTTGCAGTTGAAGCAGCACCCGTCTTAGCAACTTTGTAGATGGTTCGGATGACTTCACGGTTGATCTCAGCGAGGATTTCTTGAGACAGAATGTTTGACAACTCTGACTCAGCATCCAGACCGTGAACTGCCTTGAGGTCTTGAGCGAGTTCGACAGTGTATTCTGCCTTCAACGCACGAGACTTAGCAGTAACCGTGGTCTTCTCAATTGAGAATGCCATCTGGTTAAGAGTAACGGTGTCACCCAACAACTCAGCGTTGTCACGAGTGATACCTGTTCCTGTTGTGTATGTTCCATCAACAGGGTTGGAACCAGCGTGGGTTCCAGCACCAGCAAAGTCGGTGTCTGCTTCGTTATACAGAGCTTCTGTGCCGGTTTGTGAAGTATAATGCGACTTCATCGCAAAGATAAGACCAGTGGGGCCAGTCATCGGTTGAACACCGCAGACATCATACGCCATCAGGTTAGGCAACGCACGGCGAACCAAACTGATGAGGATGGGGTCATAAGTGTCAATCGCAGCTGACATGTTGTTGGCATGCACTGCTTCAGAAAAGACTTGCTTTTCTTCTTGTAGAGCCTTTTCTTGGTTCTCCAGAATTACAGCAGTTACCGACTTACGATACGGGTCGGAAATTTCCTGCAAATCGGGATGATCCAGAACTGGACTCCACTTCTTTTGGATTTCTTCAGAAAGATACATTGTAGTCTCCTTGATTTCGGTTTTTGTTTTACCTAAGTTTATTTATAAAAAGTTTACTTTTTAATCTGTTTTGAAATAGCCTGAGCATACTTGTTGATGTAATTGCCTTCATCAAGGAAGTTAGAGTCAACAGTATCGGTCAACTTATCCTCTGAGATATCAGATGCACCTTGCTTCGGGAAGTAAGTTTCCTTAACAACTGCAACCTTCTCAGCGAAAATTTCAGAATCACCAAACTCAACATCTTCTAAAAGAGATGCCAACTTCTCGGATTCGGTCATGGTCAAATCTTCAGACGCCTCTGCGATAGCTTTCTGTCGCAACATTGCTTCGTTTTGACCTTTGAGATCAACGGTAGCCTCAATCTGTTCGTTGAGTTTACCCTTGAGAGCCTCAATTTCGTTTTGCATTTCATCTAATACATCATACTTTTCTTCAGGCACTTCAATATAATGTTCTTGGAAAACTGTCTTGAGAGACTTAATGAAGTCTTCCGTGATTTCTGTGCGTAACCCACGTTCAATAGCGAGTTCATTTTCCTTCATCCAGTTCTCTGCAACATAGTTGAGGTAAGAATCAATCTTCTCTACCATGTCGGTCTTGAACTTCTCAGTTTCAGCAGCAGCTTCTTCTGCGAGTTCGGTCTGGATTGTTTCGATTTCGTTTGCGAGGCGAGCAGTTACAACTGTCTCAAACAACTCCGCAGCCTTAACCTTGAAACCTTCTGAGAGATGTTCTTCATCAGCAAAAAGAGTTTGAATGTCGGTTTCAAACAGAGTTTCTTCTGTTGACTCATCTGATTCTTCCTCAGACTCAACTTCTTCTTCCTCTGCGACAACTTCAACTTCTTCTTCGGTTTCTTCTTCTGCAACAACTTCTTCGTCTTCAGAAATCACATCACCAGTGAAGGGGTCGATCTCGTCAACTTCTTCTTGATGAACGTTACCTTTTGAAGAAGGTTGTGCAACAACACTGGCAGTGTCTTCGCCACCTTCGTAGTTAGGAGCCTGACCGGCACCTTGGTTCTCCAGTTCACCCATCTTGCTCAACTTTGCAGAAGCGGCTTTACCGATGGGGGAAGTTAATCCACCATGCTTGTCGCCAGTTCCAGAGAGGTCTTGCATTTCGGGGTTAGGATTGGAGCTACCCTGTGTAGGATTAGTAGAATCTCCAGGCGTTGCATTGGGCTTTAAGTTCTCCGCTGCGGCCTTTTCTTCTAGTTCATTGACTTCTTCAGCGAGTTGCAGAGATTCTTCGATCTCCTTACCCTTCTTGAGAAAGTCTCTGATTTTGCTTTCTACGCTCATTGTTATTCTCCTTTGAGATTTTGCGTTACTGATAATTATTTATACAAAACTAGATTTTTGATAACTTATCAAGGAATGAACTAAACACTTGAAGTTTCTGTTCCTCCAGTTCACGGGAACTAGACTTACGAATAGTCGCCTGTGCAATGTCCATTTCCTTCTCAGTCCAAATTCCGTTTACCATCATCCATTCTTTGTTCTCCATGATACCTCTAACAAAGGCATCTGGAGCGGATGGGTCTGCCACAATGTCAGCAGCAGTAGATAAGATAAAGTCATCTTGAACTTCATTGATACCATTCTTTTCTTTGATTGAACCAAGACCTCGTGAACTAACTCCGAGTTGTGCGCCTTCGTCCATAAGATTCTTTACGATATTACCCATAGGTGTATCAAGAATTTTTGCTTTACCAATCCAGTTATCACCACTTTCTTTTAGAGAGGTGATCATATGCGATACACGATCCAGATTCAGAGTAGGGCCATCGGGGTGACCGAGTTCTCCCATTGCTCTTTTCTTATCTATCTGTTCTGTGCGATATCTATCTACCTCTTTACGCATAATCTCTTTAGGATATGTGCGATTATTACGATTGGTGAGATTTGATTGTAAGAAAACACCCTCAATGTAGAGGTTTCTCTTGCCATTCTTTTCTTCTGAGATGTATTGAATGTCCTCAGTGACTTCGGTTATTAGTTTCATTTTATCCTAAGCTCCCGTCTGCGCCTTGGTGTTGTTGTGATCCGTATCCACTGATCTTAGCGCACTTAACTACGACTGAACCACCAGCACCACCGGCAATGACCACTTCGATGTCGTTTGTGTTCTCATCGTTGTCACTGAATCCGTTGAAGTCTAGTGTTCCACTCTCCATGAGTTCCCAGAGGACTACACTATTTCGTTGCACCTTGGCACTTGCCCCAGAGGACAATGCCCATTGAAGTCCTTTGATATCTACTGTAGGAGAACTTTGAGTTTCTGTGGATTTTTTAAGAGTTGTGGCAAGAGCAATGGTGCCAGTAGCCGCAGTGCCACGCACACAAACTACACCCTCCACTTGTGTCAATTTTAAAACGTCTACTACGACTGCCATTTATTTTCTCCTAGTATCCTTTTTTCTTGTGGTTACCGTGTGAACCTTCTTCTAAGATATCCAACTCAGGTGTGTCACACGTTTCAATACCATGTTCAAACATGATTTTATACCACCAGATATCACCGTTTGAATCTGGTTCGGCATGTTCACCCATGATGGGTTTGCCTTCACCAAACTTAGGGTGCAAAACTTTTAACGCACACATATGAGTGAGTTTGGGGTCTTCAGAACTTCCCTGCTTAGGGGGAGTTACGTCACCCTCTATACCATCTTCAGCGGGATGATTTGCAGTAGCCTTATCCTTAGAAGGTTTCTCTACTGGTTTTGCTTCTTCCCTAAAATCTTTAAACGTCTTCATTTGTGGCCTCTTCTTCTGGTTCTTCTGCTTCTGGAGCATCTTCTAACCCCATAGCTTGCATTTCTGGATCATTGAAAATCTGAGGAACAACTTCTGCTTTTCTTACGGCAAGCATGTCATCCGCCCTTTTATTCATCATTGCAAAGAACTCATCGTTAGCACCAGTAAGATCACCATCGGCCCACTTATCCATCATATTTCTGATAGCATCTTGGGGCGTAACCTCATCTGATACTTCTACTTCGACTGTTTCTCCATCACTCATTATTATCTCCTACTACATTATCTTCTGGTTGACTTGCTCCGATCTGTTGATCCATCAAAGCAATTTCATCATCTGTCAATCGCAACACATTTTTCTGAACGTATTCCTTACTGAACAACTGACCTACAAATGGTGCAACACTATTCAGTATTTCAACTCTACTCCTCAGAACTTCCTGTTCCTTTGACTCTGTATAGTAAGCATCAGAAGCAAACTTATACATGATGTCTTCTCTGATCTCAGGCCACTCTGTTTCGTTGATTACTCCTTTAAGTATCAACTGTGTCTTGAGTAAATCATCAAAGACACCAGAGAACCTTTTTCTCAGTTTAGAAATGAACTTAGTAAACTTGAGTTCATCTCTTGTAATCTCAGCAGACCGACCAAAGTTCAGACCCGTCTGTTGTTCTAACCTAGAGACAGGAACGTTGAGTGATTGATATAGTTTCTTCTGAAAATAAACTACATCTTCAATCTCACCTAAGTTCTGGCCCCCAGGCAATGTTTGAATCTCTGTTCCTCTGCCACCTTCTTTCCGTGGTAACCAGAAGTCTTCAAGCATTGACATAAACTTCTTGTCATCACGGATTTCTCCAGTTTCAGAATCGTAAACTAACTTGTTACGATACCGATTCATAACATCTTTTAGATATTGTTCCGCCTTACCTGTAGGCAGATTACCAACATCTATATAAAAAATTCTTCTTTCTGGAGAACGGGTGATACGATAAATCACCACCGCATTTTCCATCATTCTAAGTTGGTTAGCGGGGCGTATCGCCTTGTGAAGGAAAGATAGTGGTATGTTTCTGTCCTGATCTACCAGACCAGAAGTGCAGTAACATACTGCGTCCTTACTAACCTTGATTGCTTTATCGTTGACAACATCTGTTTTATATTGTTGACTACTTGTTAAAGCAATTCCCTTTTCATCAAAAACAAAATACTCATTTACATCTTTGACCAGAGTAACCTGAGTCTGTTTGTCTTTCTCTTTCTTTACTTCTCTGACCTTTCGGATTTTCCTTGGGTCAACGTATCGAATATCTTTTAGTCCATCCTTCGGACTATCCATATCAATAACTTTGTGGAAGTAAATCCTTCCATCAATATACCACCGCCTAAAGTAATCTTGAGCCTTCGTATTGAAATCCAATATCGACAATACGTTATTGAACTCCTCTACCATTGTCTTTTTGACCGATGCAGATAACTTTACATTATCAAGGTCAAGGACAACAGGTTTCTCATCTTCCAGATTACTGATTGAGTCATTTACAACGTCCTCAATAGCAGCGTCAACATCTCCCATCATAGAGATGTCTCTGTATCTTTTAATCAACTGGCTCTCGTTATTAGCGGTTCCTTCTATATCAAAGTAGGTTCCGTAGTAACCACCAGCCTTAATCGACTCGAGCGATCCATCATCCGTAGGAGCGACAAAAGACTTCTCTCCTTTGGATGTTTTGGATCGCTTAATTTCGTATCCAAATAATTCCATAATTTATCCCACCACTGTGATTTAGGCTACATCGTAATGTGAGTATTGCCAAGTCACCGTGAATTCTTCAAAAATATCATTCTGTGCATAGTTCAATGCAATTTCAGACATCTGGATGGGGAACGCATTGCGTAGGGTGTAAACACCGCCAGGCAATACCTGATCATTACGATCAAGATGTTCCACAATGATGTCAGTTTGATAGTCACGAGGAGCAAGAATACCCTCATTCGTTTCCCGATCATTCAGTCCGTTCATCCAATCCTCAAACGGGCCTCGCAAACTGAATTCCGAGTCATTGACTATCGTGATTGTCCAAGGATCAAAAATCCTTTCACCGGCCAACTTCACCTCACGACCCCTATACTGGATAATCGCTGGGTTTACGTTAGATGCCGGAAGTGCGGCGCCTGTTACGAGTAGACTGTAAGATGGGTCTGCACCACTAACGTAGCCGGGAAACGCAAGTTTCACACGGAACTGATTAGGGCGAGCACCACCGGCGCCCAGTCTAGCCTTAAATTCCTCAATGTTCATCTATCTTTTCTCCTGTCTGTATGTTATTTATCTACTCTATTAAGCGCCAAGTTCTTCAAACGAGATACCAGTTCTGGTAGCAACGAATGTAAGAGTGATGAAGTTGATAGACTTAGCAGGTTTAATGAATATGTCAGCCCTAAACTCGTTAGAGTCAATAACCTGTGGAGTGTTATTCGTTTCGTCACAGACTACACGGAAGTCATAAACACCCCTACGTCCTTGAACATCACGCAAGAACGGTTCGACCAACGCAACAAATTGTGCCCTTGTGAACGCATCGTTGAACTCAAACAACTGGAATTTAGCAGCAGTTGCAATTGCTTTCTCAAGCACAATGAACAGACGGCGAACATTGATTCGATTAAATGCAGAAGGTTTGGCGAGCATAGTCTTGTCACCAAACAGAACTATACCAGCCCCAGGCGAGTTAATAACAGGGTTGATACCATTCTTGTAGAGAGTATCCCTATCTGCTTTCCTCGGTGAGTAAGCAAGTTTGACTGCGTTTTTAATCACACCACGGCTGAAACCAGCGGGTGAGAACCAAGGATCATCGGTGCGGTCAGTGATAACACACGTTCCAGCAATATCACCATTCAACGGAACGTATACATATCTGTCAGTATACTTACAATACATATACTTCCATCCACTGTCAAAGACAGAGAAAGAAGATCGGGTCATTGAGTTTGCGGCAAGTTCCGCTACGATTGATGTTGCTTCAGCTCCAACAGAAACTTGGCCTGGGACAACACTTCCGGCTTCCGGCGAGAGAAACGCAAGACAATCTTTACGAACTTCGCAAATGTTGTCGATGATATGGTTTGCGACAGCCTTACCGTGGTTAGAGTTTAGAACCAAAGAGATGTCAACGAGCTCGTCATTTGCGAACAAGTCGTATCCGTTAGTAATATCTCCTGAAACTGGTGTGCTATCTACACCACCAGATAGTGAACGTGCCTGTTCAGCATCTTGAGCGTCCATTGGATCATATGTGGTTCCACCAGTAGTGGCGGTGCCCCAATTTGCTCCAGTATCAATGTGTCCTGCCCATCGAATCCACTTAGACCCATTGTTAATTACAGTTGGGTAGTAGTTACTCTGGTTGACATCATCCCTAGCATCAGAAGCCTTTGATACATTTGCATACTTCTCAATGATAGTTCCAGCGAAACCAGTGATACCACCATCTTCGTCAATTACGATGACGTTAAGTTCATCGTCAGATGCACCGTTATCGGTTGCCCAATCACTAGTGCCTGGTGTGTCATCAAAGTCATCAGCATATGTCCACTTGGTGCTCTTTGTTGCAGTAGCAGCAGGAGTTCCCGTTCCGTCAGCTGAGATAGTTACGGTAGGTGTTCCAGTGTAACCAAAGCCTGGATGTGTAACAACGATAGCAGTGATGTTACCACCAGCAATAGTAGCAGTTGCAGTTGCCTGAACACCACCAGAAGCAGTTGCAAGATCGGGTGCAGAAATAGCAACCGTTGCAGTAGTTCTGTCGCCAGCAGAATCAGCAGAGTCAAGTGCGATTGAGGCGATACTAGTATTTGTTGATGAAAACTTATCTGCCATTTCAACTTTTAAGTTGTTACCAAGGGTGCCTGGGAATCTTGCAACCCAAGGCCCGACAGCAGCAAGAGCACTAGAAGATTTACTTTCGTAGTCATCTTCGCCCTTAACTAAGATAGCGGTTCCTTTTGAACCAGCATTTTTTGCGGTAGCTTCCGCTGCGGCCCTGACAACTAAAAGTTCAGAACCATAAGCAAGAAAGCTTGATGCAACCATGTGATCATAGAACACAGAAGTGGTTGGTTTGCCAAACGTGTCTACTAATTCATTTTCCGAGTCAATTGATACAATCTCTTGAACCGGCCCCCACTGAAAGTTTCCAACGATGCCGCCAATAGTGGTCGCTACTGCTGGGACTACGTTGGAAATGTCTTTTTCTTGGACTAAGACGCCAGGTGAAATCTGGAAAGCCATGTTGTTCTCCTTCGTATTTCGGTTTTATTACTAATAAATAGTTGTTCCTGAGAATTATTTATAAAAAATCTTTTCTCTCATCTGCCCACATCCAGTAGTCACCATCAATCACTTCTGCCTCCGGCTCAAGTCCATCATCTACGAACCCGAATGGAGTGAGGTCAGTTTGTATCGACCTCATCTCAGCATTATATAATCCTTCTCTGATATTAACATTTGTTAAATCTTTGAAGAATGTATTTGTAGACAACCACGCAAATAAAACCATACACATTGCGAGATCATCGTGATAACCTTCATCCGCAGAGAAAGAACCTCCCTTTTCTACGAATGTAGATAACTCATTAATACAATCAGCATCCCAAATTAAAAACTTTGTTTCTTCTACAAGACTTTTAAGTGCTAAACAACCCTGTCTCTTTACTGCTTTTGATGTCCGAACCCCCAATGTAGTTTGTTTGCCAAAGCCCGGCGATACATACTGTTTATTTTTTTCTTGCACCGTGCTGAAGATGTTTTCATACTCCAGTTCTTGATGCAATATGTCAACTACCTGTTGACCTATATCGTTATTCTCTATCAATACATAAGCATTATTGTAGTCCTTCGCAACACGAGCAATAAAATCTGGGTATAGAAGTGGAGAGACTTTATTATCTCTGAACTTTCCAACTACCCTAAATGGCATCTCTGTTATATCTACTACAATAAAAGCAGAAAAATCACCACCAATACCCCGTGAGGTATCGGATGTGATTACATAATATTTATCTTGTTGAGGTTCTTCATAAATGTCTAGTCCATCCTTCTTGTAAACGATCTCTTTGGATGACATCATTGACAGTGCTTTACCACTGATCAGCGTATTCGTTGACCCCAAGAACTCACACAAGACTTCCTGATTATACTTGATCTCACCCAGAAGTTTGAACTGTTCCTCTGCCCACGCATCATCACGGCCTGGAATCTCCGTGTAGTGGACGAACATATTTTCAAATCCATTGGTTCCCTTCTCTGCCTCATTCCAGAACTTCCAGAAATGATTGTATCCTAGTGGCGTAGATGTCAAAAGAATCTTTGTGGTTTCACCAGCAGAAATTGTAGGATATACAGATGCAAAGAACTCATCCGCAATGTTGTTTGGGATGATCGCCGCCTCATCAATATACAACCAGTTGACTGACTTACCACGAATACCAGATGTTGTGGTTGCAGAGGTGAATACTCGTGATCCATTCTCCAGATCAACGTCACCTTTGTTCCATGTCTTGACACCCTGTTGCATCCAGATAGGTAGATTCTCATACATGATCTGATATCTGTTCAGAACTTCACGAGCAGCTGCGGTCTTGTTTGCCATGATGGCAACCATCTTATTGTCTTGGAAGATAGTGTAGTGTAGAATACACGCAGCCGCAGTGACAGTTTTACCCTGCTGTCTGCCCTCCATCAGAATAGTCTTTCGATTATTCATAATGAAGTCTACTTTTCTTTTCTGACACTCATACAACTTGAATGGTTGTAGTCCAGCGTCAAGTGTTACTATTTGGCAATAGTTCTCAATAAAATAGATTGGGTCTTTTGCACACTTTACAAATTCTTCTAACTGTTTCTTTGTAAAATCGTGTTGATATCCAACTGGTTTTAGATTGGGATTGCCATGGTAAGAAGTATCAATCTGGTTCATGTTCTATTGTCTTTGATTCCTCATCACGAATTGCTTTCAAGATATCACTTGTGGTTCCAGCAAACACAACATTGTTTTGCGTTTGGATTCTGGGTTGAGTCTCACCCGTCTTATCATCTATACGATGTTTTTTCTCTTGAACCTCCATCATATCTTTTGCCTGTTCACCCATCGTCTTGATGATCTGACCGGCAACCTCATAGGCACGAGGGTTGTCGCTACTCATAGCAACATTCAAAATACCCTCTGCGGCCTGTTCACTGTATGACATGGCCTTTTCTAGGGTCTCTCTTGCCTTACGAAAGTCTGTATTGACATCATTCTTATCACTAAGCGCTGGCGCCTTCACGGGGTTTGACTCCGTTGGCATTGTTTTGAACGTTTTGTCCAGTGCATCAAATACTTTATTTCTACTCATTATTCATAAACCTGTAAAAATTCTTCTACGAACCTATGTGGATCATCCTTGAATGGATTCGCTTTGAAGTCTGGTGGGTTTTCAAATGTAACTGTAGGAGCAGTCACATACCCCGATCCGGCATCATCAATGACAATTTTAGTCACAACACCATTTGTTGTCTCTGCGTGAGCTCTTGCGTTTCCATCTATAGTTATATTGGGTGGACTTGTATCAGTGTAACCTTTGCCACCATAGGTTATGGTGATACCCGTCAACGATCCCCCTGCCACAGTGGCGGTTCCTGTTGCAACCGTGGGTTGAATCTCAAACGTCTGTCTGATATGCGGGCCATCCATGTCTATGTTTTCGTAAGTCTGTGCAATAGACTTTTTGATAAACCCTTGATCTGCTACAAACCCGTAGTAGTTTAGTTTCATGGTAAACGTCATAGTCCATATGATACTTCTACGAGATGCAAAGTCACCTTCATAATCATCTTCAAACGCAACACTATCCATGACAATCTTGATGTCTCGTTTGATTCCCAACTCAGGCAAGTCGTTTACTGTCACACTGAAGTCTGGATTGAAGTATGGTAGAATTTGTTCTACAATTTGTAGCGCATCCTCTTGGTTCTTTGCAAAGATATACAAACCCATTTGCATATCATACGGGGTAGATACAAATCCTCTTTTGAATGTATTTGCGTCTTGACCAGAACCAACTGCAAGATTTTTTTGAACGGGTGATATCTTTCTAGTGGGATCAAAATTAAATCCAAGTATCTCAAATCCCATTCTGGGCAGAGTGATTGCCACTTCTCCTCTGGTAGTGGCGTCTGGTATCTGTGCAATCCTAGAGAGAAACTTCTGTTTTGGCGAGTATGCGAGGGGAACTCTAATCGACTGTGACAAATTACCAGACGAGTCCAAACGCCTGATATTGATCTGGTTGAAGATAGTCCCGAAAGCAATGATTGCTTTCTTTGTATGTTTGTGATAAAATTGTTGATTATTAAACATTATCTTAACTCACCAAATGGATTGATTTCCGTGAAGTCCACGATATCATCTTGAGCTTGGAACACATCAAAGTCTGCGTTGTCTGTATTCGCATTTGATTTCTGTGTTGAGTAACTCTCCAAGATAAGGGATGAACGATCTTCCAACTGCAACTTGTCTCCGTTCTCCAAAGTAAACTGGAATTGCAACATGTCCAAACTATTTGAATCTTCGATTGCGTCAAGGTCTGTGACACCAGTATCAAGAACTTCTGAACCGTAGTCAAACAACTCACAACGCAATCTGAATACATAAATTTTTCCTAACTGGTAGAATGGATTCTGAAACTCTACCATTTTTATTTCAAAAACAGATTTAGTTTTGCTGAAGTATATCAGATCACCCTCAGCAGGCCTAGCATCCAATTGGAATGTTCCGCCAGACGTATCGACAACTTCTTCCCATCTTCTTTTAGACAGAACAAAAGTTGCTTGATCTCTAATCTCTATGCCAAACTTGGTGAATAAATCTCCTTCACCTTCATAACCGTCTACATTTTCCAGATACATCTCTACTGGATAGGCTTGCGTAAAACTTGACAAAGCATCTTCGTCAAAGATAGTATCTCTGTTCACAATAGTTCTTGGAAGATAGAACACATCGTGTCCATATATCTTCAGACTTTCTATAACCAAATCTTCAACTAGTCGTTGTTCATTGGTTGTGCCAGAGGTTAGGCCTGATTGGAAGTAGACATTGGTTGCCATTTTATCCTACCATCAAAGTTGGGGGCAGTTCATATTTCAATTGCATTTCTTCTTCGATCTGCTGAATCTCTGCTATTGCCTCCTGATAAATCTGATCTCCGTTCAGTGTTACTCCGCCTGGCATCTGGATGCCGGCAAACTTTTTCAAGTTCTCTCCCCACTGTCTCTTGATCAAAGCAGTAGCATACCTTTTCAAGAACATGTCATCATACACCTCAGTGTATGTGGAGGGGTCTAGTATAGCGTAAGCTTCTGCGACAACATAATCATCTATGTCGTATGTCTCTCCAAGGTCTGCATCTATGTGTAATTTGTTTGTCTTTCTATTCCAGCGAATCTGTCTTTCATTTCGGAACAGTTGTTCCAATGTAGTCATATGCGTTTTTGTCATCGCATAGTATGTGATGTCAGCAGAGAGTAGATTGTATAGATCGTTCAGTGCAAACTGATAGTCTACATCGAATAGACCATCCGACTTAGAACCGACAATCGCACCAAACTTAAACACCCTCACAATGGTGAGAATGTTGTTGCTGACAGTAATGAATCCGTTCTCTATATCGCCCTTTGATATACTCTGAATAGTAGCAGTTGTTCCTGAGTCTGCGCCAGTGATTGTTTCGTTTGCCTCAAACGGTGCGGCGGTTGAGGTCTTTTCGTAGACCACAGAGGTTCCAGAACTACTTTTATGAACTGTTGCTTTCGCTCCAGATGTCCCACCAGTAATGGTCTCTCCTGCTGTGAATGTTGCACTGCCGGTAAGAGTCAGAGTAGAACCAGTTAATTTATGTTTAACGTATGTTCTTTCTGTGCCATCGAAATGATATTCATTCCAATGTTGGAGGGCATCGTCAATACGATCTGAAACTTGGTCATCATCAACATTGACTTCGATGACAGGTGCCCCCAATCTTCGTAGACAATAATCAATGAGTTCCTGTCTTGTTGACAAAGCCATGTTAGAACTCCCAAAAAAGGTTTATAGTGCCATTATTTATAATGTTTAGGATTGGTCGTAAGCGTATAACAAGGCCTTGAGTGCGTCTATCTCGTTTTTTACAAAGGCAGTAGTGGCTATTTGAGTAGTATTTGTGCCTGTTGAGGCGGTTGGAGCGGTAGGTGTTCCTGTCAGAGCAGCACTAGTAAACATAGTGGCCTTACTTTCATTTGTTACATTACTCACAGAACTAGCAAGAGCATAGGTCTGCAAGTCACTTATCTGAGACTCAGTAATAGAAAGTGCGGCTTGATGTGCGGTGACATCTGATTCAGTTACCGTGTAGTCATCAATCGCACCAATAGCAGTCCTCACCTCTGCGGCAGTGATACCAGTTGCGAGGGCAGGAGTGCCAGAATTATCCTCAAGCGCTGGGGCGGCAGGAATAGTAGGTTTCCCACTCAAAGAACTGTAAGCGCCATCAAAACTAGAAGTCCCTGCCCCTATCGCAGTTCTCACCTCAGCAGCTGTAATACCAGTGGCAAGAGCAGGAGTTCCAGAGTTATCTTCAAGAGCTGGTGCAGCAGGAATTGTTGGTCTACCCGACAGTGAACCGTATGCACCATCGAAAGTAGAAGTTCCTGCTCCGATCAAAGTCCTGACTTCTGCCGCAGTTATCCCTGTTGCAAGTTCTGGTGTCCCAGAGTTGTCTAGTATCGCAGCCTCATCACTGTCTCCAGCAGTTGCATCCGCACCGACAAACTTACCAGTGGTAGAATTGTATTTTAGAAACTTACCATTTACAAGTGCGGTAGACCTATCGACATCATCCATGTCTCGGATGTTTACGGCACCACCGCCACCCATACCCTGTTGGGCGAGACTTAGACTAGTGATATTTTTCTTGAGGTCTTGAATCTGTTTCTTGATTGACTCTACTTCAGCAGATTCCTCAGCGATCTCTTTCTTCTTGGTCTTCAAGTATTCCAGAGCTTGTTCTTGTAGGGGAGTCTCAGGTATCAACTCTGGTTCTGGATCGGGTTCTGGTTCTTCCCACATCCCACCGTAGATCATCTTGCCTTCATCCTCGGCAGTGTCTTCCTCAATGTATTCTGGTTCTGGTTTGGGCGGAGAAGGTTGAGTAAGAAATGCCTCCATAGCAGCGACATCTCTTTTGTGTTGTTCTTCTTGTTCTTTTAGTTTTTCAAATTCCTCAGAGAACTGTTTTATAAAATCCTCAGATTTCTTTGAGCGCTGCTTTGTTTTTGCTTTGGATTTTTTCTTTTCCTCAGCAATCGCCGCAAAGAATTTAGAGAGTTCTTCTGACATAATAAATACTTAACGTGTAACTTGTGGAGTGACGGTTATGATACCCTCTCTTACACGAATAACCTCTGGTGCATTTGCAATCTCTACATCGTAGACATATCTACCAGCTTTCAATGCGCCAGTCTGTGTTGCGGTCAGTGATATCGTTATCACACCCGTCCCATCTACCTGAGAAGTAGTAAAATCTGTAGCAGTGCTACTACCGTAAGACTTTCTGATCTGGCCAGTCGTGGTATATCCAGTTAATGTTTTTGCAGTCGATCCGTCCGTGGTTACAGATATAGTAGCACTAAAAGTTGAACCTTGGTCGATGACTAAATTCTTGATAGTTTTTACAGCCATGATGCTTTCCTCTGTGTCTAAATACTATTTATAAGATGGGAGTTTAAACGTGAAAACCATAGTCACTCTCCTTTATGGAGACAAATATAACGCTGATGATGTCCATCGTATTTATGATGCTACAAAACAATACCATCACACTTGCATAGTTGACGAACAAAATGCAAAACACCTCAGACCTGAGATAAAACAAATCCTAATAGAAGACCCAGAAGGTCATTGGGAAAAGATAAAAATGTTCAAAAATGATTGGGTTGGGGATTGCCTTTACCTAGACTTAGATGTTATAATACAGGGCAGCCTAGATAGATTATTTGTTCATTGTTTGCAACCGACAATTTGTTTTACCTATTGGAAAGACAATAGTATGACAACTACCAATCGCAGACACAATCCCGACTCTCGTTACAGGGGCGAGGGATCAGAGAACGATCCGTGGATGCAGAAGTGGAAAGGTATGTATAACTCTAGTGTCATGGCATGGAGAGACAACGAAGCAAGATATATCTACAACACCTTTGCAAAACAAGATCAGTATTACATGACTAAATACTGTGGAGATGATAGATTTTTATATCACGAAAATATACTTGGGAGTGTTTTTCCAAGGGGATTGATATACTCTTTCCTTGGTGGAGTAGATATTGAGACTGATTCTGCACCACGATCACATCAAATACTGCCAGAGTATCCAATCGTTTTATTGAATGGACAAGATGAAGTCAATCACAATTTGAGACAAAAATATAATGATGCACTTTCTCTGCATAAAATGGGGTAACAAATACCCAGCAGAATATGTAAACAATTTACGCAAGATGGTTCAACAGAACTATACCAAGCGACACAAGTTTATCTGTTACACCGATGATGCCGATGGTATTGACAAAGGGATTACCATCCGAGCGATACCCAGAGTTGACCCCCTACACCCAGACTATTGGTTTGGTCGGGAAAATTATTGCTGGGATCGGGCAAAGTTTCTTGTCCTAAACTCTCATCACTGGTTAAGAACAAAAGGCCCCTTCTGTTATCTGGACTTAGATGTTGTAATTCAAAACAACATTGACGAAATCTTTGAGTTGTCCAAGACACCACACATGTTATATTCTAGTTGGGAGAATCCAGATGTCTTAAATGACAGACGATTCAAAGATATGCGTGGCAGTCTATACAATTCCAGTGTAATGTTATGGTGTAATGATGAGGGTGAGAAGATTTACAATGATGTCCTCAAACACAAGAACACCGTATTCAAAACATTCTGGAAAGGGACTGACAACTATTACCCTTGGAGAGAACATCAAGTAGTTGGTGATAACTATTGGTCATTCTTGCCTACTGATTGGGTATACTCTTATAACAGGGGTCAGTCATACCCAGACAATTTGACAGAACATCTATACAGGGATCAGGCAAAGTTCTGTATCTTTGATGTTCCTGTGGTTCCAAACAAAAGTGTGCAAAAGTATTTCAAACCAGATGGTGTAAAAGACTACAACATTCTAATACACTGGCACGGCAAAACAGAATTTGAAAGACTGTGGATGCCAAAGTTCCCAGAAAGTTTTTTCACAAAGAACAAACACACAGACAGAATTGACACACTGATCAAAGATGCAAACTCTTATGATCCGTTCATAAGACAAATAGAATCTCGCCACTTGAAAACAATCAAGAAACTTGATGGTGATCTGATCTCCATGCACAAAAAGTTTCTGGCAGACTTTCCTACCGATCCCCTATTGTTAGAGGGTGACGAATCTTTATACTGGAACAAGGACGTAGATGGCATCTACGATTTCTACAAAGAGAGATACGTCTACAAAATGCACAAAGTTGTATTTGATGTTCTTGTGGAGAAGTTCTACAAAGATTTACCAAAACTAAAAATTGATTGGGAAAGGTATAAAGACAAGTTTGATAGTATCAAGAACTGGTCACAGTTTGATTCTATGACAGATGAAACTCTGGAAAGAAACTACATGGATCAAAACGTGATCAACAAACTTAGAAAGATGGTAAACGAACCAGACCTAACATCACTGTCAAAACAAATGATAGAATACTTCCCTGAGTTAGAAGAACAACTCAAGGGAACCATACCTGAGATAAAAGAATCTATTCCAGAATTAGAAAAAGAAATATCTGACCTAACATTTATTAGGCGCATAGAGCCACAACATAGACAAATCATCAGAGAAATATATGATACTGGTGACATGATTTCTATGCACAAAAAATTCCTTGCAGATTTCCCAGACGATAAGATGTTGCAACGAGGAGATCAGTCTTTGTATTGGAATAAAGATGCAGATGACATTTATAATTTCTACAAGGAAAGATACATATCTCGACAACACAAGATTGTATATGATGAAGCAAAAGAGTGGGGGTCAGTAAGATACTTCTGGAATGTCAGTTGGATGCAATGTTTCGCATTGTATAGAAGACTGTGGTATAAAAATGAACTGCCTAAAATAAAACAAGAGTTTATGAAGAACGTAGAACTCTATGGTATTCAGAGATTGTTTTGGGATGCGGATGATTTAGACACACAGAAACTATACAAGAGATACTACCTAGACAATCTTAAAGAACTGTTTTACAAACAAGATTATGAGGCAGTGTTTGAGAGATTATACAACATCATGCCCAAAGACGAACTGTTGTCAATACTGAAACAAGATAACATGTCAGATGATGATACGTTAGTAAAATACTTTCAGATGCACGGCGAACAATACTCGGACATGTATCGTGGCCTGTATGAAGAAGGGTCACCTGACGGGGCTCTTGTTCAACTTAGTGCCTCAAGAAATGACACAAATGATCCATACAATGACATATTTTTGACAGGCCATGACCATAATTTGACATCTATTCGTAAAATTTTTGACAGGTATAGAGTCAATTGGGTGACCTTGATGTGCGAACTATCTGACCCCACAAAGTCGGAACACTTTGAGGAGATATGTAAATACTTCCGTGACAACGGAATCACTCTCACCGTTCAAACATATGATCAAACTTTTATGAAACCAACTTGGATTGATGAGGTAGAATATGTTGATCAACCACAGCAAACAGAACACATACCAGTGGTGCAAGAAACGATTGCGAGTGACATACCAGTGAACTTAGAAACTCTCAAGATGTTTAAGAAAGAAGATGAAGTGCGTAGACCAAAACCAAGATCAAAGAAGTCAGAACCAGTTTGGTGTGATGCGAGAAAGAGTGGATACTTCTATGTCAGTGCAGATAGTAGCGCATATCCGTGTGCATATATAGCAAGAGACTTTTTAGAAAGTAAACTTTTACCCTATCATCCCCTTGACTATACCTACAATAAGCAGTATAATAGTCTAAAGAACTTTACTGTAGGTGAAATAATTTACAGTAATGATTTTGAAAACATCAGTCAGAGTTTGAAACGCAACCCTCTGACTATTTGTAATAAAAAGTGTGGTAGTTGCAATGCGAGTTAATGTAGTTTGTAGTAAGTGGGGAACAAAATACGGCCCACACTTTGTGAACCGATTGAAAGAAATGTCAAAGAGGAACATCCCCGATCAATTTGACTTTCACTTTTACTGTTACACTGATAATGATGAGGGTTTAGATGACGATATCAATGTTATCCCTTTTCCTGATATTCCTAATATCCATCCTAAGTATTGGTTTGGGAATGAAGATTTTAAGTATGGTATGGCACGTTGTTGGGACAGGCCTAAAACTTTTGTTTTTAATACTCACAACTTTGCTCCTGATAAGCCTAGTGGTCGTTTTATTTTCTTTGATCTTGATGTTATTATCCAACGTGACCTTACCCCCATCATCACCTATAATTTAGAAAGACCTACAAAGATGAAGTCGTGGTGGCAAGACCCAAGACCCATGACAACAAGACAGTTCAAGTTGGCACATGGTGCATACACAAATGGATCGTGTCAAGTATGGTCAGATGATCAGTGTGAGTGTATCTGGAATGATGTCCTAGAGAACCAAGAAAAGATTTGGTTTACATACACAGACGGAACAGACAATTATCACTCGTGGAAGTGGGGTAGGTATGGTGAAGACTTGTGGGACTACTTTCCCTCATGGATGGCATACTCCTACAACAGAGGTAGATCGTGGGAAGAAGATGACTTGAACGTGGGTATCTACAGACCCAACTGTATTCTCTGTGTGTTCAATGTTGATCTCTTACCTTTTGAGGACAAGAGTAGAGGACACACAAAACAAGATGAACTTGCTGACCCGAAATTATTGGAGCATTGGACAGGATGAAAACAAAATTAATTACTGGTGGTTGTAGTTTTAGTTTAACTAGTCAAAACATAAAAGACCATCATCCTACTTGGCCTGACTTTTTAGCACAAGAACTTGATGCTGATCTGACATCAAAAGCAATGGGGTCTCAGGGAAATGGACTCATAAGCAGAGGCGTCATCTATGAAGTTTCACAAAGACTGCACGAAGCTGATGAAATGCTGGTTGCAATAATGTGGTCTGGAACAGATAGACATGAGATTTATACTTCAGAACCATTATTTGAGAACATTGATATGTGGGCCGAAAACCCAACTGGATTTGTCAATTCAAGAAATAAAAACTGGCAGATACTTAATCCACATTGGATGACAGAAAAGAGTGACATATATTATCACAAACTTCACCACGCCACTTTTGGATATATCAATACGATGGAACACATATTGAGAACACAGTGGCTTTTACAAAAATACAATATAAACTATTTTATGACATCTTTCATGGATATATTCAAAGACATGCCAAGAACAAAAGAGTTGACCCATCTATACGCATTGGTAGATTGGGAAAAATTCTTACCCATACGAGGAATGTATGAGTGGTGTGATGGGTGTGAAGGCACTGGAGATCACCCCTCTGTAGAACAACACGAAAGATTTGTGAAAGAAGTAATCAATGAATATCTACACAGTTAAGTGGGGCGACAAATATAATCACCAACATGTAAACAATATATACCAATCTTGTTTGCAGTTTCTAACGTGTGATTTTGATTTCTATTGTCTTACAGAAAATCCAAAAGATTTAGACCCAGACATCAAACCACTAGCATTGCCAGGCGGCAACAAACTAGAAAAGTGGTGGAACAAGATGTATCTGTTTGATGATAACATCGTCACACAAAAAGGTGAGAAGATGTTCTTTGACATTGATGCAATCATACAAAAGAACATTGATGTCATCGCAAACTACGATCCAGAAGACTGTTTGTGTCTCGTAAAGACATGGTGGCATGACTTAGAAAAACAATACAAAGAAACCAGACACATTCCACATAAGTTCACAGACCTCAACTCATCTGTGTTGCGTTGGAATGACAACCTAAATACTAGAGAACTTACAGAGTATTTTAATCAATATCAAAAACAAATACTGTGGTATTACAGAGGACTTGATAATTTCTTCTACAATAGAAGGGTGATCAAAACAAAACTATTCCCCCTTGGATGGGTATATAGTTTCAATCAGGGATACGTCTTTCCGCATGACATAGAAAGACACACCTACCGAGAACTTCCATACATTTGTATTTTTGACTCAATGGGAAAAAGTGAAGATGTTAAATTTTAATTTCTTAAATAATTTCAAACACTGGGGCGAGGCCCTGCACATCATAGAAAACAAAATGCCTAATAAACTGGCAGACTTTCGACAGTCTTTGTCAGAAAATAATATGGAGGCAAGTGTTTGGTTGGTAGAAGAACTGAAAAAATACTTGGAAGAATACTACGCAAAGAACGGTAACTTGCGTGTGTTGATTCTCAACTCGTGGTTGGGAATACCAATGGTTCCTCTCTTATGTGAGAACTTGGATGTATCTCAAATCCATCTTGTAGACTTGGATGAAGAATCAATAGAACTGTCCAAGATTTTTCATAAACACTACGCACAAGATAAGTTTGTCAACATCCGGCACTGGAATCTGGACATCCCCTTTGAGTTTGAAAACCTAAACAAAATCGAAGCAGATGTGGTCATCTGTATTCACACTGAACAAATGTATCCACTGCAAGAACTCAACGGCAAAAATGCACAGGCAGTTTACGCAGTGCAAAACTCAAACGTGGTAGAGGAAATGTATGGTATCAATTGCGTGGGATCAGTTGAAGAACTGAAAGAACAAATTGGTATTGAGGATACTGGATATGAAGGAACAAAAACTCAAACTTACTTCTCGTGGGATGGTAAGAAAGAGTATGATCGTTATATGATTATCGGTCAGAGAGAAGGGTTCTTCTAGTGTGCAAACACCACATTGCCTGACGCAGTGATTCTATGTTCATCAGATGTGTAGAACGGATACACAAGATGTGGCAACTTGGCATCAAACAAAATTATCTTACCAACAAAACTTTCATCAACATCCAGAGTAATTTCTTCTGGGCCAGCAAGAGGTTCATTGAATACGAACCCCAACCTTGATGTCTTCTTGTCGGGTGTGTCTGGAAATACCTTGTCTTCTTCTGACAAGTCGTATGGTATCTGAATGAATATCACAAAAGAAAACAACCCACCATGTCTATGGAGAGGATTGAATTCAGTTTTCTCCATATAGTTTACCCACGTTGTCTCCAGTTTGATCGGTGGGATAGGATTCATCGTATCCTTGTATTTACTCACATATTCAGTAACTTCTGGTCTTCGGAAGTTTCTCATAATATCATCACGGATAGTGACAGGCAAATCTTCTATTTTTATTTGTTTCTGAAGATGTCCAGCTAGATTCTCATTGTTGGATAGAGTTCCAGCATAATCTTTATAGAAGTTTACAGTATCCCAAGTAACTTCTCCTGTCCAGATGCCATCATACTTCTGCAACTGTTCATCGGCCATGAACCAGTTTATTGAGAACATAAGTTGTCCGCCATCCTATGATTTACTTTGGAGTGGTTGAGTTCGTCATTGCGAACATTATAAACCATGTCCCATAACTTTGCATCCTGTGGCATATCGTAGTAGTCTATTGCTAGTTGAGGTGCCTTGACGTTTGGTATCACACCAGCTTGAATCAGTGTCATATATTCCGTATAACTCCTGACCGCCTCTTCTTCAAAGTATGCAATCATTCTATGTGCAGTCCGTGGCGAAATGAGATACATAATGAAATAAAAATGCCAGAATATAAACTGCGCCAAGAGAATCAGTAGTCTCTCAAACCAGTTTGGTTTTGCAATTTCTATAAAGAACATCAAGTGCATACGTTCATTCTCTGCTTCTGCAAGTAGTTCACGAATCGTAGGCCCGTATCCAGTTTTTGCTTTACGCAGACTTTTTAGATGTAACCACATCCCTGCTACCATACCAGGCACCCCTGCAATGGTTTCTAAAACAACTGCTCTATGTCCATACCTTTTAGCAAAGAACGTATCGGCAAAAAACCGAAAGAACTTTGTCATAGACATCGCTACCTTGTCACTAAGCATAACTGATATCCTCTATCATCATTTCCCACATGTCCTTGTCGGGGATAACAAATCCGATTGTCTGTCTAGGACTAGTAGAACCAGCACAGTGCCAGTATGGATCATCTTTGCCACCGTAATATCCAACCTTTGCGTTCCATCCGGCAGGATCGTTCATTGTTTCAATAGAACCATCTTCAGTGAGATACTTGAAGAATCCACCACCATCACTATGAGATAGTAGTATATTGTAGCCTGGACAGTCCCAATTGTTATGCCACGACATATATCCACCTTCGGGATAGTAAACGTGAACTGCGGTAAACTTGGCGCCAAGATATGCAGCCAAGTCCTTACAAAATTCTAATGACTTTTCTCTTGCCTGTTGTGGTGTCTTGTGTGTCAAATGAAAGTCACATACCTTCGCATACTCTGGAGGGCCTCTGTGTTTCTTCGATTCAGACATTACATGGTCAAGATATTCTTTGGAACAGTAATACTCCATGTCCCTGTCGCCGAACCTCTTTTCATCCATCGGCAAATCAAAATCTTTTTTGTTGAACCAATTTATGTAATCGTCCAACATTCTAGTCAAATCACTGTTGATTGAAATGGGTCTCATATATTTACTCTGCTGATGGTGTAGTGACTAATGATCACATCCTCTCCCATCAACTCCTCTGGTTTTTGTCCCATGCAAAAGTTCCATCGTGCATCTGGACTTGGAAAGTCACCAACCTTGATAGTGTCTTTATATTCCGTTTTGTTCAGTAGATACCACATAGTGAATGTGTCCCAAGGTCTCACCCGTTCCGAATACGGAGAGGGATCAAACCCAGGCGCTACCTGTTCAAGATATCTTTCATACCAATCCAACATCAAGGACAGCGTATTCTTTGTTTTCTTGTAAACGAATATACCACAATGGTATATCATTTCTTCCGTGTCGTTTAGTTTTGTTATCTTCGCATTGTAAGGACGATTCCGAGTGAAGATGATATCATTGTCACCAAGATAATCAAAGACGGTTGATATGTCCTCGTGTTGAATGAACGTGTCGCAGTCCACATACATTGTCTTGTAGTAGGGAGTATGCGCCAACGCCCATAGTTTAGTCCTTACATGGTTTGGGCCGTCAGTCCTAATGTGTTCAAAGATTTCGTGATCTTCTTCCTCTACCCATTCTGGCAAAGTAAAAAGAGCAATCTTTGCTTCTGGGTAAAAATCTAGGAGAGACTTTGCCGATCTCTTTGCTGCAATATAGTATTCATGTCTTACCGTTGCAACATACAGATAACCACAGTGCGGTATACTATGTATCGCTGCCGACACTTTGTAACTCCAACTCTTTCTGTATCAAGATGGTTGAAAAGGCCTGAACCTCAATGAGAGTTTTTGCTTTTCTTATCATCTTTTTGAGTTCTTTATCTTTGGAGTTTTTTATCAGGTCAGATTCAAATGCTTCAAGTTTCATCTCAAACAGAGTTTCTTGTTTGACTCTGTTTATATGAACTTCTCGTGCTTCGTCTTCTTTCTGTCTTTGTTCATCGACATGTTCTTCATAGAGTTTTAGATTTTCGTCCAATACTTCTGGGCCGAATTCTTCCATGATCGCATCAAAGTCTTTATTGACAAGACCTTCAGATTCGTTTCCAACATTGATGACACAGGGGTGGTATTTTTGTCCGACTAGGATTTCGCACCAGACACGGCGCTCATTTTTATCAATCCAACGTGGATTTCTATATTTTGGCTGATCCATAATGTTCCTCATTGTAAATAGTGGGAGTATATATTATACTCCCTTCAAATATATATGTCAAGTATTAAGCAGTCCTTACGAACAACTGTTTTGTTTCTTGGGTGGAAGAACTAGATTGAACCGTGTTACCAGCAAAAAATCCAGTGAAGGTTCCTGAGTAGGTTCCAGCGAAAGCACCGTTCAAGAATCCACCAAAGAATCGTTGGTAGTATCCAACATAAGAACCAGTGTAGTCACCAGCATAGTTAGCGGAAGTGATATCCTTCAACTGGTCGGTCATGGTTCCTCCCATCTGCGCCCAAGTTCCAGTTACAGATGGAGTCGTTGATTCTAAAAGATATGTTCCGATACCAGATGCAATGATTCTGTTTTGGAAGGCAGGAACCAGTTTGTGTAGACTAGATTCTGCCATTTCAATTACTGCACCAGTAGTGTTATTTGCTTTCAGAAGAATGTTTTCGTTTGTGCCAGCGTCAGTGGTAGGAGCAGTTTTTTGCCAGAGGTAGTAGTTTACGTCCGTGCCATCAACTTGAGTTTCAGCGATGGTATATCTAGCAGTCCATGTTCCACCAGAAGGAGTAGAAGTGTCAATTTTATATTGACCTACAGTATTGGCATCTTCGTCAACCATTGCCTTAATACAATGATCTAAGATTTCTGTATCAATTTCTGAGTCAGTAGATTCTTCAATAGAAGTATCAGTCCATCTCAAAGGTCTGTCGTGGTTTTCAGTAGCTGTGGCACTGATCTGATTAAAACGATATACGGTGTCAGTAGTAGCGCCACCAGCGGGGTGAACACCTACTGCTTCTTGTCTTTCTCTGTTTGTGAAAGTTCCAATTTCGTCACTACCAGCAGAACCGCCAGTTACAACATTGAGCTCAGCTGTGCCAGACCCGTCAGTGTCAGTAGCAAACTTTAGAGTAATCTCACCGGCAACCTGATTTTTAATTTCTGCAACCGTGAGCTCTTGGAAACCCTCAAGTCCGTCAGCTACGGCGGGATAGGCGCCTGCTTTAAGTGTTATTGGGCCTGCCATTAAAGTTCTCCTTAGTTAATCAAAGTGCCACTGGAATTATAGACTGCGAGACCTCTATGTTTAGTCCAATCAGTAGCATCTTTACATGTCAAAGTAAATGTAGTCTTAGCGGGTAAGGTCACAGCAGCATTCGCCGATCCACCCTCAATCGTATCAGATGTAGCAGGATACAATTTGCAGTTAGACGTAGTAGTATTCGCAACAATAACTGTCAGACCAGCAGCAGCGGTTGGTAGAACCACACCCTGAGTTGATGCACCAACAGTTGTGATGTTATTGAAAGTCTCAGTAAGAGCAGTAGCATCACCTTGCGTAGAACCAGCACTAGATACCGCAGCAGTGACACCCAATTCAAGAGCGCCAAGTAACTTTGCAGTTCCATTGATTGTGAAGTCCTCAACGTTGTTACCACCAGAACCAACCTGTCTCCAAGTTCCTGTTCCTGTTCCAACAAACTCAGAACCGTTAGAAGTAACAAGTTCTACTGGAGCGTTTGCACTACCACCGTCAATGGTCTGTGTGGATGTAGGGTAAACCTTGATGGTGTTACCACTAATGTTGAAAATGTTAATAATTAATCCTGCCGTAGCAGCAGGAAGAACAACACCTTGTGCAGCCGAAGCTGTTGAGACAATGTTATAAGTTTTGGTGAGTGCCGTAGCAGTTCCTTGGGTCGATCCAGCGGCGGAAACAGTGGCAGCGATACCAAATGTTACATTCCCTGAGGCCGTCAAGGTTCCGACTGATACGTTATCACCAGACTCATACTTGTCATTGTTTAGGTTGGTAAAGTTTGTATCCACCTCGGTGTTTGTAAGTGGAGAACCTTTAGCAGACCTTAAAGTAATCGTAGCCATTTTAGTCCCTATCCGTCATTTTTGTTATAAGAATTCATTACCTGTAACAAGATATTCTTGAGTTCTTGAAAATCTTCTTTCAGACTATTTATATCATTTGACATTTCCGTAATCTGTGAATCTTTCTGCCTCATTTTAGCACGCCTTGCTTTATAGGCTGCGAGACCATTGTTGTCCACAGATACTAGAGCGCCTGAATCTGGGTCTCTGCCCCAATTTTCTGTTGATACTCTATTGTTACTCATATTTATTACGCCTGTAAAGCAATCATTCTGAGTTGTTTGATTCTCGGAATGACTGAAGTGTTAGAAGACAAGAAGACAACTTTACACTGGAAGTATTTGAATCCAGTATATTCCACAGAAGCAACGGTGCATGTCATGGTTGCCTGATTTCCAAGGTGTGTCCAATTACAAGTTCCATCTGCAACAGTTCCAGAAGTATGTGTGGGTGCGCTTGAAGCAGAAGCTGCACCAGTTGTTCCACTAGTAGTAGTTCTATAAATCTTACCAGCGTTAGCAACAACTTGGTTTATTCCATACTCTCGACTTACACCATGTGTTACACCAACGGTGATTGTCGGAGGCGTTGAACTAAATCCACGGCCAGGATTGACAATCTCTACAGCAGTGATTCCACCAGTGCCATTCAAGGCAGTCGCTTCTATCTCTGCGCCATTTCCGTCAGCAGTGGAGACAAAAATTGGTGCGTCTGAAAGTAGAGGATATCCTGTTCCAGCACTTGTAATTGTAACCGCATCAATTCTTCGTGTGGTGTATGCGAACTGTCCACTAGCGTTGAGTGCGCTGCTCGGCAACTTGAAGTCCAAATCAATAAACTGATTAGTGGATTCGGAAGCGCCTTGTGGGTTTACATCGGCAAACTCCATTTGAACCCAATCTTTCTCTCTGCGGATGTCAGAATCATCAGATTCGTGCAGACCCTTGAAGTATACTTTGATAGCACTACTTATTGGAGTAAACTTAGCGAGAGACAATCTTAAATCTTCTGCCTCTTGACCATCTGCAAGTTTGACAATCTTACTGATAAACCTAGACTTAGCACTACCACCAAGAGGGTTGGTTTCGTTGGTGCTGTCGTTGTTGATCACATAACTTCTCACGTTTGCGGAGAGTCGAGATGGATTCAAAATAGGCGACACGTTTGCGTCTGTGTTTGTCAAAGCAACTCTGTGTCTGTAAGACTTCTTCGACATGATATCAGAACCAGTAAATCCAAGTTCTTCACTCAATGAATAGATTGCGTGCTCTTCTGGCATGCCTCTAAACTGTGTCGGTGTCAAGTTTACGAAAGTGGTTCCACGAGCAGAAACACCAGTTGACTTGGTAGATGCCCTTGTGATATTAATATCAGCACCATCAAATTCCTTGACCGTCATATTCGTCTTGGACAAGTTTATTTTCTTTTTGTTTCCAGCGGTTGCGACATAGAAACTTCTGCGTCCAACAATATCATTGAACCACAGATCATCAACTTTCGGTAACAATAGATCAGTGTCACCAGCAAGAACATTCGCAATGTTGAGAACGTTTGAAGTAGGAGGCAACAAGAAGTCATACTCATCTTTCTGAGGATCAAACTTCTTCAAGATCATGTGTTTTGGTTTTAGATTACATGTGAAACTAGCACCCACCGCAGTCGTGCTGGCCTGAGTAAAGTCAGTGGTAGTTCCACCAACTGTGGTGGCACCCAGAGTATAAGGTTTCGCTTCAAACGATGCCTGTGTTCCATCATGCCACTGTATTGGTTTGATACCAGTAACACCACCAGAACCGTTTACAGATGTGACTTCAAGAATAATTCCTTTCGGACAATTTGCCCGAGTGGTGTTTAGAGTAATCCTTTCACCAACAACGTATCCAGAACCAGCAGTTGTGATTGTCGGTTTGAAACTGAACCACTCGCCTGGTTTCGTAACATCACCCTTACCACCAACGTAATCTTTACCAGTAATAAACTCTTGGTGTTCGTTCACTACTTCTACTGTTCCCGTTCCTGTAGCAAATGACCAAGCAGATAGAACAAACTTCATGTCCTCTTGTTGATGCGGAGTCCAAGTTCTGTTATTCGATGAAGTGAACAACATACCGTGATATGCGTCTTCAGCAGTAACTCTGTCTGCCTGTGTTCCGATTTTGACCTCACCCAACTTAGAACACCAAACTTCATAACTTGGGTCATTGTTGGCAGGGATAAGAACAAAGGCATATTCCTTAGCGGGGTCAAGAACAACAGGTGTTCCCGATTCTGCACCGCCCACAGCATTTGAAGGTGCTACTCCAAACTGGAAGTTTGTTGAGAATTGATCCCTGTAATCAAAGTTTGTTGCCTGTCCACCCGACAAATCTGGAGTGGTTTTAATTTGATCGTGAGGCAGTGTGCAACTACCAATAACCGTTCTAGTAGGCATACCAGCTTCGTTACACAATCTGATCTGCATTTCTACACTTCGACCAGTTCCAGTAGTAGCAGGATCAGTAGCTGAGTTAGTAATATTGTCTCTCTGACCAGGCCTAGACCTAAACCAAACTTTAATCTCTGACAAGAATACTTCAGTAGGCGATTGTGCCACAGTGAAACTTTGTGCAACGGGGTCACCGAATCGTATCGGTGGGTGGAAAATATATTCTGGTTGTGTAATATCAATACCAACTTCAAAATCTTTGACATCAACACTGATTTCCGCATTACTGTTTACAACATCAGTGACAACACTTCCAACCTTACCTGTAGAGGTTGAACCCGTGGTAGTTCCATACTGAACAGTGTAAAGTTCAGCAGTCAGACTGACTTCTTGTGTAGTGGTGTGTAAACCAAATGCGGAGTATTGTGTCTCAGCAGAAGTGGTGATAAAGTTGTCACGATTTGTAGGATCGTCAACAACAAACATTCTTCGTGTTCCAACTGGATGTCTACCACCCTCTAGGAAATACATAAATGCCAGATCACCGTTTGCATCGGTAACAAGATTACCAATGTGTTGGGTCATGGAATTGCCTTTAGTTGACCCAGCGAAACACCATCCTGCACTCTGTTGATTATCAACAAACGTTGGAATCAAAGAATCAAACGTAGTTCCAGTATCCGTATTACACGGTGTGCAACGATCTGTTACTTCCTGATCATCAAAGTATACATACATTCTTGTGTTGGGTTTCAACATACTACATCTTACACCAATCATCTTAGAACGCATGAATGGTAACAAAGATACATCCCTGACAACATTTCCTATGTTGAAGTTCAAGGAACCAGCAGATTGAGCACTAGCAGTCAATAAGTATTCCGTGGTGCTAGACATGATATCTTGCGAGCTCACTGTCTGGTCATAAGAACCACTTACTACAACTTCACCACTAGCATTAACCGCTGTTTTACCTTCTGAAATTTCTTGAAACCAACCGCCGCCAGGTCTAGGTGTTGTCATTGTTTCTGGTAGACCACCAATAACCGCTCCATGTCCAGTGTCACTGAACGATCCATCAGAACCTTCAGCGGGAGTAAATTCTACTTTCTGAGTGTTTGTGTTTACACCACCAGCAACAAATTGACCAGCACTATTTACTGCACCCATTTCAAACGTTGTAGTTGAACCAACCACATTCTTGGAGGAGTTTACACTAGCAGCAACAGCCTGAATATCCGCTTGATTACTAGCGGTTAGATTCATTGGTTGTAGTGGTGTAACATCATCTGGGAAATTATCTGATCGTGGAAACAAGTCCATCTTACCAGTGAAGTTAAACAACAACTCACCAACTAGATTTCTTGTCTTCGTAGCAAAACGATTTTCAAAAACACCAATCTTCTCATATGGTCTGGTGATATGTTGTCCCATTCTAGCCCATCCACTACTATCGTGGTCTGGATTAATCTGCATTGAGATTTCAGATTCAACATAGTTCGGTTCACACAGTTTGTGCGTAGAGTGATAGGCAGCGTTGTAACTTGGATCAGCAATATCACTCAACAGATCACTATCAAACGGATTCACATAGATACCGTTCTTAAATCTGTCGTTGCCATTTGCATCCAAGATAACTTTATCTTTCGCTTGCATCTCCATAAGAGACAGTGCAAGATAGTATTCTAGTCGGTCAATTCGTTTTTCGATTGAACCGATATCTTTCATAGTGTATCGTTTGTCCTGTCCTTTCAAGAAGAAAGTAACAGCACTTTCGATACGACCAAATTTTTGTCCTACCTTTTTAGCAACAGACGGGAAAGGTGGTATACGGATTTCTGCAACTTGCATACCCTGTTTCAATACAGGTGGTTTTGATGGTATGTCGGACACACCTTCAACGATTCTCAAGTTTCCGTTTCGACCAATGTAAAGTCTATCTGTTCTGGGTAGGTAGTATTCTACGTCAGTTGTGAAAGACGCAGAAGGAATCGGGAAGTGAACACCACCAGAAGGTGTATCTAGTTTATCAGTTCTGTAAGGGTTCTCTGTAGCACCAGCAAGAGTAGATGAGGATGCAGCAACAGATTTTGCATATGGTCTGAAGTCAATTGCATCTCGTAAATCAATACTTCCCAAAAGTTGTGATCTGTAAATTGGAATCTCAAAAGTATAGATACCAGTTGATCCAGTATCATCAACAGGATAAGAGTTCTTGGCAAAGTAAGTTCCGTTTGAACTACTGTAGTCTGGGACGTAGTGTTTTAATTTGATAGTCAATAGTTTGTCAGTGAGGTCTTGACTACTACTACCTTTCTTGATAAGTTGTGCGTGTCCGTATAGATTATCTCTCTGTCCATTGTCAAGAATAAATTGATCCTTGTAATCCTGTGGATCATCAGAATCATCAAAATATCCATCTTGTCTATCGCCTGGAGCAATGAAAACAGATTCAATTTCTTTGACATCTGGTATACCCAAACTCCAAGGGCCGTTAGCACCATTCGCAGCATCTACGGTGCGGATTTTTACATACCTACCTTGATTTAGATTCTTCGTTACAGGAGGAGCATCGGTGACTTTTACTTTTGCTTGAATGTAAAGGTCAACCGCACCACTCACGGTTCCCAAATCAAAGTTCAATTGAGTTGTAGTAGAAGTTCCCAGAATCATTGAAGGAGTAATTCTAATCACTTTACCAGCAGCAACGGAAACACTGTTTATTGTCACCGCACTACCATTGTTTACTACATAGAAGGCTGCGTCACACTGACTTTGAAGAGCACCACTTCCAACGGGGAAAGTAAACTCTGATCCAAGACCAGCAAGATTCAAAGAAAACGTTCCATCTGATAGTGACGATACGTTGAATTCCTCTCTATACAGATAAGCAGTATCTAGTGTTCCACCCCCAGCAGCGTATAAGGTTTTTGTCGCACGCCATGGACATGGGAAGACCATTCTATTCTGTGCAACTGCTCTAAGTTTTGCTTTACCACCAGCAGCGTGAGTCGCTCCACCTTCAAGTTTTATATCAGCAAAAGCAGAATTTGTTGCACCAGCAGAGTGATGAATAACAGTTGCGTCTTCAAAATCACCAGTATTAATTTTTATATCGTAAAGGAAAACTCTATATTGACATGCTGCAGCGCCTGGGGTTCCACTCAACCACTGCACCTGTCTTACTCTAGCAGTTCCGATAACATTTGCTGGTGCGGATGTTCCACTACCAGCACCCGTTGCGGCCGCAGAACCAGTTTGACTTCCAAGCGAACCATTGTATGCAATTTCAACAAGAGAACCGTTTTCTAAATCCCACTCACCAACAACTTCATCAACATCAACGTAGTTACCATATCCAAGGTTTACATCCAGACCTTCTTCAATCTTTGTGCTGGTTCCCTTTCGGATTTTTACGAAAGTATTTTCTATAAACTCTCTGCGATATCCTTCTACATATGCGATGCCTGGGGCAACTTTTGCAACAACGTGATCAGCAGAGCCTGGATCACTAGGATCATTAGAATACTTGTATCCTTCGTTATCAATTCGATAAGAAGCACCTCTGTGGGTAAACGAAACCGTTCCACTTATAACAGTCGTTCCACCAGTATGAACGGGTGGGGATGCAGCAGTAGCTGTTCCTGCTTTTGTTACCTCGTAGAGATTACCACTGTGGTTTACAAGTTCTCGCAAACTGTAAGCAGTATTGGTAGAGGTATTGAAAGTTGTTCCCTTAACAGTCTTGAGGTGTTCAATAATTTCAAGGGTGAAAGGTTCGATAACATAGTTACCAGATTCTTCCATTGTTCTCTTTGCAAGAACTTTACCCAACTCTGCAAGTTTAGAAACGTCTTCGTTTATCTTCTTCTGTAGGTGACCATTTACGACTTTGTAAACGGCAGTAAAGTTATCTGGAAATTGGAAAAAAGTAAATTCTACGGAACCACTTGTCACAGAACCACTGGTATGAACTGGTTCTCCACCAGATGAGGGGGATGTTCCAGCAGTGGTTACGGTGTATACATTATTGTCAAATGAAACAGAGTCACCCAATTGATAAGCTGTGCTCTGTGCGTATTCTTTAGCAAAAGGAACTTTTGCAATTTCAGTTGTTATTTTTGTCCTATCTGCGCCTGGGGCATTATAGTTGAAAGCACCTGTCGCTGGGTCAAGGAGAGTGGCATCATCATCTGAAGTAATAATTTCCTCTTTGAGAATGACACCAATGAAGTAATTTACTCGAGCAGTGTAGTCATCCAGACGAATGGTTTGTGTTTCGTGTTTTACAAACCTACCCTGTGCGTAGATCACACCCTCTGGAATAGTAAAGTCAATAATCTGACCATAGAAATTGTTTGCAGCAAGAGTTAGACTTGTATCACTGTTTACTATGAAAGTATCACCGTTTCTATCAGCGTTCGTTGAAGATACTGTAAGTGTTTCGCCCGCATCAAATCTTTTGTTGAGGCCATCTCCTGAGAGATTACCAGACGCATCGGGAGCGTTACCCTTTTTATATTGAAGATACAGAACTTTCTTAGCAACTGCATCTGATTGGGTTCCTGTTTTTACACCGATAATATCTGCAACAATACCAGTGGTTCCACCAGTAACGGAATCCCCGATAAAGTTAGCAAGAGTGTCATTTGATACGGTCAAAGCACCAGCATCGGTGTCGTTGACTTTAATGAAGTCGATTGTGTTCGGTTCTGCTGATGCACCACGAACAGCAGCACCATCTACGAACATGTAGTCTGCAAAATCTTTTATGGTCTCATAAAAGTAATCCTGCATCTGGGTGAGTTCACGGGCTTGAACGGCAACGCCGGGCTTGAACACAACCCGATTGAACTTCTTGTTCGCATCGAAATCATCATAGTATGGTGATACATTTAAGTTAATTGCCATTTTCGTTCCCTAAAATGAAAAGATTATTTTCACTGTTTCAACTTGATCTTCATCTCTTACTATGGGTTTTCTGTTATCATAGTATAGAAGTTCTCCTGAGTGAACATCAATCTCTGGGTTAGTAAGAGTGCTAGTATTTATAGTCAATCCAGTGATATCTTTTGTAGTATTTGTTAAGGTGTCCGTTGCACCAATTGCCTCCGTGATGGGTAATAGATATACGGTGTCATCAGTTCCATCAGTGTTTGCATCTCTAATTTGTGTTACGGTAAACTGACCGTTACTTGATGTGGTTATATTATCATCGGGAGCGTAACTGGTCGGTGAACTTGTTCCAATTGTATATTGTGCGCTACCAGTTGCTTCATTGAACAAAGTAGTCAACCCATATGGACGTATATTTTTCAATAATCCCACCTGACGATAATCATTTCCAGTAACCAAATCTTGCGTGTCATTATCAAACGATACTGTTATCCCAACCCTTCTTGCAAATAGTTCCTGTTGTGGGTTTGATCCGTGACCACCAAAAGGAGAAATGATGAGTCTAAATGCGGCATTTATTCCCGCCCCAGAAACTTGAGAGATGACAACATTTGCTTTTGTGTAACCAGAGCCTGGATTTGTTATTGCAACACTCTCAACGTTACCATTTGAGTTGATAACCAATGATGCGGCTGCACCGATACCATCCCCTTCGATTGCAATAGTAGCATCGCCATTCACATAATCTTGACCAACATTTGTGATTAAGATATTATCTATGGTTCCACTGACTGCGGTGCTTTCAACATTCGTTTGTAGAGTGGGGGTTTCTGTAGACCCCAACACAGCATCCGCACGAGCGATAGTTGTAAATCCACCACCAGTAAGTTTGACATCAGCAAAACTGTATCCGAATCCACCATTTACAATTGTTATGGCGGTAACTTGACCAGCAGCAACAGTTGCAGTTGCAACCGCACCTTCTCCATCACCTTGTATGGTGACGGTGGGTGCGGAAGTATATCCAGCACCACCAGCTGATATAGTTACGGAATCTATTTCACCATTGATATCAAAGTCTGGTTCACCAGCGCCAGAAACTTTTCTAACAGGAAGGTATTCGGTAGACAAAAATTTAGTTCTATCGGAAGAACCTATTTGAAACAGAAATTTCCACTTGTATTTGTCAGCAGTTTCAAAGACCTCTGTGCCAGTTCCAGTTGGTTTTACTGTGCTTTGTCCACCAAAGTTATTACTCAAACATTTATAGACATTGAACTCGTCAGTTAGAACATAAAAGTTCGCAGCAGATAATGTGGTTGCACCAGACGAAGCAGTATGGGATGTAGTAAGTGCATCGTCATACTGATCATATACAGTCGCTGTAGTCCAATCAATCCGCCGAGCAAGCATGGCCACATCGGCGTTTTGGACTTTCTTCGCAAAAAGAATGTCTCGCCGAAATTGTGACATGTCAACCCGATTGTCGAATGACGTATCGGGTGACGTATCTGTTGTCCACGTTTGAGTTCTGGAGGCCACCAGAAAATATCTATCGTTGTCGTTGTAGATATCTCTGTAGAATGACCTCGCTTGTTGAACTCTAGCCTGGTCTCGGATTAATATAGCCATCAGGCAAACTCCTAAAAATTAAAATTAGGAGTCTGAAACCGTCAGCGTCCAAGTAATCTTTAGAGTGTCCGCCGCAGCCTTATTCACCACCGAAAATACCGTTCTACACAACAATGTGCCACTGGAAGAAGCGTTTAAGATACCAGCTTCAACAACAGCACCCGTTCCCGTGCCAGCGGGGAAGTCACCAACATAAGTAACTGAGTTAGTAGAAACAGTTGTAGATGTCAGTGCAACTCGACCAAGTTCTGTTCCGAGAGCGGAGTCACCAGAAGCAGCTGCAGTTGAGTTTGATCCGATAGCCATGTGTGACATAGCAGTTGCGGATGCGTCCTTCATTCGGGAAGCGATATATGCAAGACCAGTATCTACGACAACGTTGGTCGTGTCTTGCGTGTGGATAAGGTTGCCTTCCTTATCAAATTGCTCAAGAGTCAAACGACCCTTAGCAGTTAAGGCATTAGATTGTAACATGTTTTTCTCCTTTAGAATAGGTTTGCCTTGTTTGTTCTTCTTATTTATAATGTTTTTAGAAATTAACTACGGAATCAGCAACATAATCTTCAGCAAAGTATGTCAAATCAACCGTATAAGATTGTGATATTAGGTTACCAGTGTCAGCGACATCAAAAGTATCTGACGCTGCAGACTCAACATCTAACCTAGATACTGCGTCTGCCATATTCATTGTATCAGTTGCAACAGTAGTTATATCAAATTTATTTACCGAATCTGCCAAAGTGGGAGTATCACTAGGTAAAACACCAATGTCTAATTTACTTACCGCATCCGCCATACTCATTGTGTCGGTGCGAGGTATCTGAGGTTCTACGGACGGGGCATCTGCCATGTTCATAGTATCAGCAATAGATGGTTTATGTCCATCTAAGGCAGGAACATCAGCAACATTAAATGTATCAGCAGCAGTAGTTGTCAAATCAAACGCAGTGGTATCTTGCATCGCACCCGTATCGGTGGGATTAGTTTCCACATCGAACTTTGATATTGCATCTGCGAGAGTTGGAGTATCGGTGGGTCTCAAGCCAGGCTCCAATACTGCGGCGTCTGCCATATCAAACGTGTCTGTTGGAGTTCTGAAGAATACAAATGATATGAGCACGGTTTCCGCCCAATCAACTGTATCAGTTGTTGTTGTAATCTCAACTGCAAGTGAAGTTATCTGATCATCAATACGATAAATCTCTGCGGTTGTTTCTGCAAACAAGAATGTGTATCGACCAGCATCGTGTGCAAAGTAGTCAGTTGCGTATTCACCAGACTCAGTAATCGTGAAGTCAAGTGTAACGTCTTTGCGTGGATTACCAAACAGAACATAGTCTTCTAAGAAGTAGTCACCGACTACATTTCTTTCAACGTAATCATCATTCTCATCCGCATGAACAAAGAAGTATGGGTCACCACTTGGCAAACCATCAGAAGTAGCATAGATGTTTAGAACTTCTGTTCCCTGTGCGGTATATGGGCCAAAGGAGTCGGCAATGCCTGCGCCATCCGTCTTGACCTGTTCAATGTTTAAGAAACTCAATCCACCAGCACGGTTAGCAAGACCTTCGCCTGGGAATATCGAATCGGAAACAGGTTTCCCTACTTCTTTAGCAACAGCATCTTGAATAAGAATTTCTTCAATGTCTGGATACTTGAAGAACATGTAGACATCTGTTTCAACCGTGAAGTTGCTTGACATGTCAACAGACTGTTTGACCTGTAGATTACCGAATACACCAAATCCAACGGGGTGTGCAGCCCGTCTAACATAATCGTTCCATTCTGATTGAGGTCTTTCTGTTTCGATCTGGTATGAGAAATTTTGATAGATTCTATTATCAAAGACCCTATTTGCATCCGATAGGAAACTTCCGGCATCCTTGAAGACACCAGCGAGTAGAGAACTGTAACCAGTTTTTAAAGTAATCGTGCATATTTCTCCAGTGGATGATGTTATCTCAAAGGTAAATTCTCCTCTAAGATATCCAACACCAACGGCAAGAATATCAAATTTAGTTGGGTATCCGTCTGTTCCAACAGCAGAAACTTTAATGAATCCATTGTTTGAAATTCCAGTAAGAGTATAGTCTTCTGCAAAATAATCTATCGCATAAACACCGAGAACATCCCCACTCTCAGCAACCTTGAAAGTATCTCCTACTTTAAATCCACCCGCTGTTGTAGATGAACCAGTTTTAATACTAGTAAAGGCAGCAGAGGTAAGGCCTCTGGTTGGAATGGCAACAGAGTTTATAATATTAGCGGTGCCACCCTCTGTTGTGATAAAAGTTAGAACACTAGCAACGTCTACTACAAGAGAGGGCGGTTTATTATATCCCACTCCTCTTTGATTCGCAACAAACACCGTGTCACTAATAGCACCATCTGTCAGTCGAGTATCTACTACAGCGGTGGTTGTTACAGTGTCAGTTGCATCTGGATTTACGTCAATGCTTGGGTTCGCACTAAATCCAGCACCACCGTCAAGTATGAGTATGTCACCAATTTCTCCATTCGCAATTGATCCCACCTTGAATTTTACAGGCGGAGTTCCCGACCCACCAAAGTGCGTGGCAGGAACCTCAAAGATTTCGTTTAGAAAAACACCAGTGCCCGCATTGGTTACAGTAACACTACTGATAGCATTTCCTGAGATAACAACACTAAATGCGGCGTTGGAACTACCAGTGGTTTTGTGTGATGCACTTGATATGTAACGCATCTTTGATGTGCCATCAAGTTGTTCACCGTGTTCATGCGTAGGCCCAGTGCCACTGGAGTTGGTTGTCCCTTCGTTTATAGTGACATATATTTTATTGTTTGCCTTTACATATGTTCCAACTGGAAGAACCGTGTTGTTTGTATAAGGAACATCCAAGTAAGAAGTATAATCAGATGAGGATACTACATATGTTCCATCAACAACAGTTGAAGTAGGATTCTCAAAAGCACCCGATGATCCCGTTCCCGTTATGGTTGCGATTGTGCCACGAACATAGGCATGTAATTGTTCATCTCTACCAGCGTTACCATTACCCGGCCCAGGCAGGACAAAGGTTGCTGGTAAATCTAATACTAACTCATAAGCCTGTGGGTTGGTGTAAGAAATTTTTGTTGCACGTTCTACGGTTGCAGTCTTCTTGAAGTAATTAGTTACCGCACCTTCTGATACAGCGTAGTGCAAATCTATTCTCTGTCCGCCCAGAGAACTTGGTTCTACGGATGAGTCAAGTCCACTGAAACATTTTACAACAAGGTCTTGATTCCATGTATTTGAAGAAGGTCTCAGAACAAACTGTTCCGAGTTTGTCACTGTCACATTCTCGTTGTATAGAACTTGGAAAAGATACTCTATTGCTTTTGGACTACCCTTTGCAGTATAGAAATTATTAATATCCTTGATGACTCTGGAAAGTTTTGCAGTCTGGGTCTGTGGAAAGTCTTTCGCATAGTCTCTAAAAAACTCTATGAGAAAATTATCATCAGTGACAATACTGCCGTCATCATTAAAGTCAACGTCAAGTTTCGCTAAGAAATCTTGAAGAACTTTTAGGGGGCCGTGTTTAGTATTATCAGTCGTGTTGGTTTGTTCCATGAACTGATAATATTTTTCTATTAGAGTTTTAAATAGGGGAAAATCTTCCTGTATTGATTCCGGCAACTGGTTTGGAACCAAAGTAGATATCTTGGGTTGCACATACTGATCACCCTTTGCCACCTTATCAAGTGTGGAAGAAAAAGTAGCACCCGATCCGTTGTTAATCTTTGTGATGGAGGCAGTAATTGTTGGATCGGTTGGTTGACCACCAATATCAACTGGATCAACACTGATAGTATCAGCTTCTCTGTATGTGGCGTTTCCGTCATCTGAGACAGTAAGAGTGACAACACCAGTTGAACTCACTGCCACATTAACAGTAAGACCCGTTCCATTAGCAGAATTAGTAGTGGTTGGGATATTTGGGTATGATCCCTCATCGTGTTCTGTGCTGGGATCAGAGGTTACCGTAAGTTCAGTCGGGAAACCAACCACATACGGTGTGGGTGCAACAATATATCCATCACCATCATTGGTGATAGTTACAGCACTGATCGCACCAGCACCATCAATACTAAGTGTTGCTACTGCTTGAGTATTGTCACTAGTATCGTGGGTTCTAGTGGGAGCATCTATGAATAACTGTGGCGGTTCAGAGTATGCAGTGCCGCTAGTCAGTATTGTTATAGAGTCTATATACTCCTTGAATTTTGTAATTCTATTCATCAGTTACCCTAGGCACCATTGTAACGTTTAGACCCTTTCGGATATTGTTGGTCGCATCCTCAGCGGCATCATCTAAATTTAAGATAATGTTTCTGGAAGGTTGTGCGAAAACAGCGTAAGTTGCTTCTTCTGTTGCCCTAACCAAAATATCAGTTGATATATTTCGTGCAGACTCGTGTGGAGTAACAACAACTCTCAGTTGAGTATTCGCTGTTCCACTTATGGATATGATATTCAGAGAAAGAATATCTAACACACCCGTGTCGTAATCTATTGTTCCTATGTCTTTAGCAATGACCACACCAAGACTCTTTGTTTTGAGTTGCAGTGTCCCTGTTCCACTGTATACAGGTGCAACGACATCATCGTTTGGTTTGTCAACGATATAAACTTCGTCCCTTGATCCGTTCAAGTCTACTGTGAAGTAATTTGATCTAACTGCATTTGGCATGATTTTGTTATTGAACTTGGGTTCATACCTACTAGCAGTTCCCAGAACGGGATCAATCTTTTTAATCAACCTCATCTCTAACCCAACACCAACAATCGAATCTGATACGCCGTTGATTTCGTTTTGTAGTTTAGAAGTAAAGAAGTTCTTTTTCAGTTGATTCAAATTAGTTTCAAAGTGAGACTCAACCTTTGTAATTGCAAGAGCCTGAATTGCCTCAGATGATAACGTAGTCAACTTGGTGTCATATGTGACCGTTATGTTAAGTCCAATGTGAATAAATTCTGGATCAACAAACTCTGGAACAAGACCCACCGGCATCTTAGGTTCTAATACAGTATTTGTAATTGCTAACTTGTCTGCATCAGTGATTGTAAACCCTGAGTTTGGTTGCAACGATAAGAATATCTTTCCATAGATAGGCGGCAGATTATCTTCGCCACCCCAAGCAGCGACAGACTTGATGTTTGGATTAGACTGTTTGATTACTGTCTCATAGTCCGTCTTGGTAACAACTCTACCTTTGGCGGCATTGAATCGTGGCGCATTGAATCGAATACTATCAGCAGTTTCTTTTTCAAATCCACCCGCTCCGATTGTTACGGTTGTTCCCGAAATGTTCTCACCACTACCAGTAAGACTAGCTGGTGGTTTGAAGTTTCTAGCACCATTTCCTAAAGTAGCATTGGAGACAATATATTCAACTATGACAACATTGCCTACATCTAGTTGTTTACCGAGAATGCCGTCACCAAAAACAATTTGATAGTATCCATCTGTTCTTTCTTCAAGATAAAAAATCTTTGATGTGGAAGTGACATCTAGTGTATCATTCGCTACAGTAAAAGTTTCTGAACTAAAGTTTGACGTTGATGTTTGAACTTTGACAGTTATTGAAGTGGTATCAACATTGTCATTCTGCAAAACGATAGGCCCAGACCTGTTCTGCGTGGTGATGATTTCAGATGTAGTAGTCCTAGTCCCTTCAATCAATCTTACATCAGTAAATCTAAAAGCTGCTACACCATTCTCAATAGTTTTTGAGATCACATAGTCTTTGTCGGGAACAAAGTTTCTAACAACTCCATTGACAGAACTTTGAAACTGTTTATCTTTTGCCAGAGTAAGACTTGTGCTTACATAAGATGATGATGGCACTACAGTAAGATTAATAGATGCTTTCGCAGACCTAGCTGATCTGGGTGTATATCCCATAGTTTTTGCAATGGATACTACTGAGTTCCTTCTAACGGCAGAGTCAAGAAAAGCCTCATTAGAAACCATGTGTGCAAGAATGGCATTGTAGTGTGTGTTGTAAGCTAGCAAGTCAAGCAATACAGACATACCAGATGCTTCAAAGTTGTAGTCTGAAAATTCATCTTGGTTCTGTAAAAAAGTTCTTAGATTCTGTCTTATGTTTGAAAAATCTAATTCTGTTACATTTTTAACTGCCATTTTTTTATCCTTTTAAAGTGCAACGAGAACCTTTGGGTTCGGGGTAGATACCGCTTTACCACCACAAGCAGCAAAAGAAAGTCCCAAAACTGCAACTGGTCTGCCCCCAGCAGTCACCTTTGTCGATCCCGAAACGATGGCGTTTGGTGAGTGAGTCCCGTGAGGTGCAACTGGATCACCAATACAATGAATTACTCCGCCGGCAGTATATTTAGCTCCCGTAGGTGCAATCGCACCTATACCTTGTGAATCAACTACTGTCCCAGGCGATACTAAAATTGCTGGCATTATCTCAACCTCTCCAAAACCAATTCAAGACCTTGTAGTTCTCTTATACCAGTAACATAAAATCTAATCTCTACATCGTAAGAGTTCAGATCAAAATTAGGTCTACAAATTACTTCCTCTACTTTTGCCCTTGGTTCAAAATTTTCTATTGCTAGTTGTAATGTTGTCGCAAGAATTCTTGCAGTCTGTTCATCTATCAATTCAAACAACAAACCTCTTACTTGAGAACCAAACTTTGGGTTGAATGGTCTCTCGTAAAACTGAGTGTTTACTAATATCTTTATGGCTTGCTTGACCGCCTGAACATCAAGTTTTTTATTGACATCTCTTGTGTTCGGGTTTTTAGTAAAGGATAAGTCAATATCCTTATACAATCTTGTCGGTTTTAAAATGGCCATGAGACTATTTATAATCCTTTGATCTAAATCGGAGCGTTTGCATAATCAGTTCTAGCTCTTTCATCAGTGAACTGATAATCTTCCCACGCCAAAGTAACACCATAAGCGGCTTCTTTCAAAGATTCCTCAATTCTTTTCAAAGTAGGACTGATACCCTCTGAAATAATTTCTCTAAAACTAATCTCAAAATCTAAAGCGCCAGGCGGCATTCTAAGTTTGACACTTCCATTCTTTGCCTTTTCATAGTTAGGAAAAGCAGCACAGAGTGATTCTATATCACGCCCAAGTTCTGTAAGAAAGGCGCCTGGGTCATCTAGTATCTCATCAATAGAACCAGATGATCCTCCATACTTATCCTTCATCTCGTCTACTTTGTTAATAAACGCAGCAGTCTGAAGACCAACCTTAGCAAGAGTTTTTAAGTCATCAGTGAATCCACCATCCAACCCATCCAAAACACCTGATATGGATTGAAAATCCTTTTTCATGGCGGCTTGTAACAGAGCATACTCTGCTCTAAATTTGGCCTCAACAGCAGGAAGACCTAGAGCATTGGTGATCTTATCAACAAGTTTATCGACCAGAGAATCGAATTTATCACTGAGATCATCAATTTGTCCTGCTATCTCTGCGAACTGTTCTCCAAGACCACTACATTCACCAATTGAATTTGTAAGATCACCCAGACCATCAAAAAGACCTTTGACGTTTTCTACCTGACCGGCAACCTCATTTTTAACATCATCAATGCCAGAACCGTTGGTGATGTCTTTTACAAGATCATCAACTGCGGCATTTGTTTCTTTTTTTGGATCAGCGATAGTAGCCAAAACTCTCTCCTATTACACCAGTGAAACGGTGACGCCAGTTACAATGGTTTTAGATGCGATATTACCAATCGTGGTTACTCCTTTATCGGCACGGAAAGTTGCAGCACCAACCCTTGCTCTAATTTCAATCTTCCCAGCCAATACTACTTGGAACAGGCCGCCCGCTCCAACGATAGTTCCTCTACCACCAGCAACAATTGTGTCAAACATACCACCCGCCTGAACAGTGTTAAACATACCACCAGCAATGACATTATTGGTAAGTCCACCAGCAGTAACAAAATTTTGAATCCCAGGCATCAAAGAGAAAATACCAGTATCAAATCCTTGGATATTGT